GAATGGAAAAAGCCTGAGAATATCTCAGGCTTTTTTTTGTTGCTTGGTAAGCAAAATCAAGTTTTTATCGGTAGTTATAATGTGGAGGCAAAGCGCCGCTTGAAATCGACATGCTGTCGTTCAAAGCAAGAGCAAATATCAGATCGCAGGCCGGTTTTCTTTCGATTGAAAAATCGGTTTAGTGTATTTGTGATTTGCTTTTGGCTTGCCTCTGCAACGAAAAACTGTTCGGATTCATAGCCGCTTTTCGTTATGTAGTTGATCTGAAAAACGATGATCGGCTTGCTGCGCGATGTTTTCAGCCCGATATATGTATGACAGTCAGAAATGATGTTCCAAAAGGTGGCTGAATGAGCCGCCTGCATTTTCTGCATCTCTTTAACGGTGTAGCAAGTTTCCAGTGCGTCTTTGATGATGTATTGCTGAATGACCTGTGGAAGATCGCCGGTATACGGAAGCAGAATTTTGTCGTGGTATGCGCTGATGAACTGGATGTCGCGGAAAGAGATTTGCAAAGCTGCTTTTAACTGGCGGATGCGAAGAGTGAGATCACATTTTGTATTGTTATTCATTTGTTGTACGCTCCTTTCATGCTCTAATAATAGCACAAAAACGGTGAAAACTCAAGCAAAATGAACATTTTTACGATGATTTTGTGCGATTTATTGTATATTTTGCACAATGAATATGGATGTATAAAATTCTGTGTTTTATACATGAACAGCAACTACAAATGTTGAAAGGTCTGGAGGAAGATGCTGAATGACTTCGTTTGATGGAGATGAAAAGGTCAAAACGAAATATACTGCGGAATTTGTTACAGATAAAAAGGACTACGCCTATATTATCGGCGGTCGTTATAACGATGGCGAGCCGTGGGAGAAATATCAGAAAAAAGAGTTTGATGCTCTGGACAATGCGCTCGAATTTTATATGCGCGGTCTTGTGGACGAGTCCTTTTTAGATATCAAGCTCTTTGAGCAGATTTTTGTAGATGGCGTTTGTCAAAGAGAATCGTTTATCGAGCCGCCGAATACACTGCGCTTTTATCTCCGCACCACGGTCAATAAAGAGCTGGAGAAAGAAATCCGCTCTTTGCGCGAGAAAAATGAGCGATTGAATGCAACTGGAGAGCTGATGCGTGAGTTTGTTCGCATGTACCATGTAGAAGATCGTCTCGATGAGTTTATCAAAGAAAAATCAAAAATTCAGTAAGCAACCGCTCCATTTGGAGGGTAGTTGTAATAGGGAAACCTAAAAATTAAAGGAGGATTCAAAAATGTCTGTCAATCTCAACAAGTCTGGTCTCGGTAAGTTTGCGGGTATGCACGGCACGATTTTCAAGTCGGAGATCGCCGCTGCCAAGCCCAGCAAGCAGATCGTCGGTAAGGGTATCGGCAAGGGCTGTAACTATCCGATGGATTCCGATGCGGAGTTTGAGAAGCGCCTGCGTCGCTACGAGCGTAAGAAGCAGGCCGAGGAAGCTGCTGCCGTTGCTGCGGCGGCTGGCACGATGGAGGCGTGATACATGTTTAATGGCAAGCCTGTCTGGAAGCAGGATAATTTCACATATGAAGCTGTAAAAGTTGGTGACTATGTGGAGCAGGCAATCGTAGACGCTGCAATGGATTGTGTGCCGCCCGCTTGTATGCGGGCAGACTGCTCCCAGATGGGCGAGCCGTATTCTGCCAGGATGGATGAAAAAACTGGCAGATGGAGAGATACTTACGAAACTTTCCGTAAGGTTGGCGGCGAATGGCCTAATGGCATCTGGGAGTATTGCGGACACTGTTTCAGAGGTGAAACGGTTGAGCGTGGAATCGAGCCGTATCATATCTGAGATAAGAGGTGCGCGTATGAATGATATCGAAAAGGTCAATGTAGCTCCCGATGGTTATTTCCAGCGTATTGTAAAGCCGTGTTTGCTGGATTTGCGCAAGCGCAAGGACGATGCAAAGACGGATATGGAACGCGGATATTATGAAGATCGCTATGCGGCACAAGCGAAAGATTTTGCGCAGGCGTTACATATTTCTGCGGAGGCGCTGGATGAATTGATCGGAGGTGTTTGAAATGAAGAAGATTATCGGCTAAAAAGCGGCGCAGTTTTGGAATGGTGTCTGCGAAATCAAAAACCATACCCCATTTTCATTTTGTAAGTAAGCAAAGCTCAATTTCTGAGGGTAGATATAATAGGAGGTGTTTTCAATGAAAACTTGTAAGATTTGCGGATGTTCTTTTGATGATGATAACTGCTGTGGTGTTGTTGTCAATGAAGGTATGGATAACGAATATTTTGTTTGCGAAGATTGTGTTCCGGATGAATGCAATAATGGGCATATCATTTCCTGTGAAAATTGCGGTTCGTATTTTACTCCTGATAAGCTGCATGATGAGCATATCGGTGGTTTTACTTTTACTGAATGCCCGTCCTGTGGGAAAGATGTGGTGGAATGTGTATCACGAGAAGAGTTTGAGGAAGAGCATTTCCTTTCTAAATACTCCGTCGTTGTCAAAATGGGCAATTATTCTCGTGGATATGTAATTTCCGCCCAGAATCCCACCGATATGATGAAAAAGCTGATGAAACGCGCTGAGCTTTGCTCTGCTGCTGAGATCATATACTCCGAAATCATTATAGATGAGGATGTGATTAAATGAGCGGTTTTACACTGAGAAATAAAATCGAAGAGGCAAAAGCAATATATTTGAAGCGTGATAGAAAGCTTGATTGGCAGTGGACAGATGAGGGACTTCCATATGCAATCATGGACTATCATAGCTGCATCGGTTCGGTTTTAGACTTTACAGATGATGACTGGCAGGCCGCTGAGGAAAATGGTTTTTCTCGTTCGGATGTTATTGCGCTATGCGAAGATAGTGATGGTGAATAAATGACAGAAAAAGATATTGTAAATGTTCTGTATCGTGACGGATATCATGCTGCGGCAAAGTTGATTGAAAAGAAGTCTGAGGTAATCGAAAGCAGAAAATCTTTGATGCTGTGGAGAGATGACTTCACCAGTGAAAATAAATGGCTATCTCTTTGTGTGGCGCTCGGTGTTCCGGAAGATACGGTTACGCTGGAGCTGAAATGCAATGTCGTAGCCGTATTTCCGTATAAGAAATAATTTCAACGGCTGGTAAGCAAAGCCGAAGTTTTAGGGGTAGATATAATAGAAAGCCCAAAACAATCATCACAAATTACTTTCTACTTTAAGGAGGATTCAAAAATGGCAGCGAATGTTGAAACTATGTTTTATGTGCGTGAGAAGCCTTGGCACGGCCTGGGAGTTGAGGTTCAGGATGCGTTGAATAGTGCTGACGCGCTGAAAATGGCCGGTCTTGATTGGGAGGTCAAGCAGAGAAACATTCAGGTCTGCGGCGGCGCAAAGATCGAGAATTACAAGGCGAATGTCCGCAGCACGGATGGTCGTGTGCTTGGTGTTGTCTCTGACCGCTATCAGATCGTACAGAATAAAGACGCTTTCAGCTTTACCGATGAGCTGATCGGCGGGGATGTTCGCTATGAAACCGCTGGTAGCTTGCAGAATGGCAAGAAGATTTGGCTGCTGGCAAAGATGCCTGAGCGTGAGGTCGTTGGGGATAAGGTTGAGCCGTACCTTTGTTTCTCAAATACGCACGACGGCAGCGGTTCTATCCGTGTCTGCATGACTCCGATTCGTGTTGTTTGCAACAACACTTTGAATCTTGCACTGAATAGCGCGAAGCGTCAGTGGGCAACAAAGCACGTCGGCAATATCGACGAGAAGATGCAGGAAGCGCGTATGTGTCTCCAGCTTGCAGATGCCTACATGGATGAGCTTGCTGTTTGCGCAGATCGCCTTGCAAACACGACGATCACCGACGAACAGCTTGATAAGCTGCTTGACGAGATGTTTCCTGTTGATGATGACGATACCGAGCGCAAGAAGAACAGCGTGAAAAAGGCAAAAGACGAGTTCATGATCTGCTACTTCCGCCCTGATATCATGAAGTTCCTTAACACTGGTTGGGGTGTTGTGAATGCCATGAGCGATATGATTTCTCATTCTGCACCGCGCCGTCAGACCGGTAGCTACCGTGAAAACAACTGGAACAGAATTATGGATGGTCACAAGATGCTTGATCGTATGACAGAGCTTGTTTGCGCACGATAAACAGTGATTGAGAGCCGCCCGAATGGGCGGCTCTTTTCGTAGAGAGGTGTAATATGGAAGAAAACCGTGTTATCTGGTTCAAAACATGTTTAGATGCAATTCCGGATAGCTGTAAGGATTGCGCTTGTCACTGGTGTTATCTTCCGTTGAAAAAGCGGAAGTGGGGCTATTCTGATGAGTTAAAAAAGAAATACTTAACTCAGCGGCACGAAGATTGTCCGCTGCATTTGGAGGTTATAAAATGAAGCTTTTTCTTTTGATTCACGAACAGGATACGGATGCTGCTTGGGGTTCGTCTGTCGATCTTTTCTCGACACTGGAAGCGGCGCAGGCCGAAATGAGAAAGATTTATGAGAAGACTATCGAAAGCTGGAATTTCGATACTGAAAATCAGACCGACGATTCTTGCTGCGAGTTTTCTGATATGAATGCTTCTATTCGAGACGGTTCTGATGTAGAGGCATGGCGCATTGAAGAAAAAGAGCTTGATGCCAATATTGCTATTAAAGTTCACGGCGGGATGGTGCAGGCGGTGTATTCCGATGCCGATGTCGGTGTCGAAGTTTATGATCTTGACTCGTCTGATTTTGCAGAGGAAAGCGAGCTGGTCGAAGCGGAGCAGCGTGAGCGTGAGCTTGATGAGCAGATCGCTCAGCCTGGCTGGAGAGCTGTATGGTAAAACTGCCCTGACGAGTCTTTGGAAAGTAAGACGAAACTGCCCTATTGGGCAGTCGGCAGAAAAATTACATTTCGGTGGGCAAAAGCCTATTTGAATGGGTAGATATAATAGGAGGCGGTAATATGTCGATGCCAAACTTTAATACGATGAGGAATTTCCCTCTCTATGTGAGAGATTTCGTTTCTGAGGTGGATTATTGTCCAGCTTGCAATACATATGGAGAAGATGGTGTGTGTCCTATTTGCGGCGCAACCACAGAGCGAAAAGCATATCTGGATGAGGTGGCGGCGTTTGAGTTCGTGGAAGAGATGGAGACGCGGCTAAATGACGCAAATGCAAAGCTTGAATTTCATTCTATTTCAACTATGGGCGGAAAGTATTATGGGGTTCAGTTTTATGTGGAGGAAAAGCATGATCCGAATGAGTATGATAATGACGATTGCCATTATTACTTTGATGTATGCCGTAGCGTAGCAATTCGCCGGTATAACAGCGAGATCAATAAGATCAATCGAATTTTGAAAATGCTTGCGAAAGAATATGGGTTTGATGAGGTTTATTGTTCTGCTGTATTTGGAAACGGTGAGGCAGTTTACACGAAAGTCGAAAATACACAACGAGCGCGTATCGTTCGCGCCATAAAAGAAATTGCGTAATGGAGGGGTTGCGATGAAATCGAAATGTCTGGCTTATACCGTAGAGCTTACACGAGAAGAGATAGACACTGTAACGACAGCGTTACATAGTGAGTACAAGTTTTTGAAAGAGAAATATGCGAATGTGCGTCCGCAGAATGACGTGGAGGTTTGCAAGCGCATGGACGAGGTACGCACCCTACGGAATGATTTTGCAAGGCTTATCGGCGTGACTTTTATGGGAGAAGATGCCTAAGCAATTCTTGAAGTAAAACGGAAATGATGATATAATGCGGAGGTAACATGAACGGAAACAAGGTGATTCGAGTGACTTTTGGTGAACGGATTGAGCAGGCCAAGAAAAAGGCTGAGGAAGAATATCAGGAGAAGCTGGAGCGTTCAAAGCAGTCTGATGTTGATGTAAGAGATTTTTTTGATGACGAAGAGCTTGATCGTATTCTTTCGGATAATGAGTTTTTCAATGGAAGAGTTGCTAATCTGTCGAAGATGCAGCGATATGAAAAGCTAAAGCTTGCAGCTCAGTGGATGAACGATCATAGCATGGAGGTCGTTTGTATTGACATTGACAAACCGTCTCAGTCCAGACCGAATGTGGTCGTTTCGATGGAGCTGCGACGTCTCTCTTCTCTTCGTGGACGCGAGTTAAAAATCTTTTCCGCAATGAATGCACTGGCAGATACCGTGTTTTTGAGCGGCCTGAAAGATGAGGCTATTCGTTTCAGCTTTGGGATTGAAAGTCTCTGGCAGTAAGGAGAATATTATGAAAGTCTTATATCCGTGGAAAATGATAGGCAGATATGCTGATGATGAAGAGATTGAGGTCGGCGGCTTTGACGAAGAAGATTGCATGACACGCCTGATTTCTAAGATAGAAAAGCATGGTGATTTAGTCTGGTATTCCGGTGTTTCCGATGAGGATTATGTAGCTGGTGAGTATATCGGACGAGAAAACTTCATCTACGATTAACTAAATACAACGCGAAAGACGCTGGAAAAAATCCAGCGTCCTTTTTTTGCGTTTTGGTGAGCAAATATGGTTTTTACAAGGTAGTTATAGTGAAGAGATTACTTGAAATACGAAAGGGTGTTTTTTTATGACTATCAGACATGATCGTTCTTATCTGCCGGCTGATATTGATTGGCTGATTGAAAATGGATATGCCGAAGAGGATCTCTATAGCCTGCGTTTTCAGATTAGCGTTGCTGATATGAGCGTTGAAGCTGCTAATACTTTTATGCACGGCGTTATGGACGCTATTGCAAAGGAATATGTTTGTTTCCAGTATGATAAGGAGCTGGAAAAGAGACTCAGCTTTGACAGTACCGATTGGGATTTGTTCTTTTGGTGTAACTCCCTCTATATGACGCATCGTATCCATTCTGATGACGATAGAGACTACACCTATTTTACGCTTACATTTAACAAGCGCCATACACCGAAGAAGCGGGTTGAGATTTGTAGCGCTGTTCTTGCTCTGATGGTAAAGCGCTTTATGGATTGTGACGCGCTGGATGTTGCAGTCCAGTTTACTGTTGCGTGGAATAACGACAAGCTGGAATCCGATGCAAAGGCCATCGCAGAAAAGCTTGATGGAAAGCGGATGACCTATAAAGGGTTCGATGGACGGATTGTGCAGCGAGATGGGAAGGTGTACTTCATGAAAAAGTATGCGAAAAACATCGGGTATCTGATTCCTACGGTTGATTTGGTTCGATTTGCAAAAAAGGATGGAGGTCTGAAATGAGATATTTTAGTACGCAGCGTCCACTTACACCTGGTGCTTTTCCGAAGCCATCTGATAACAAGGTGGTTACTGTTGAAAATTTTGACACATATGATGGACGGATGTTTTGTCCTGCGGTCGGTCGGCTGGCGTATGGGTATATTGACTATGAAAATCCTCTGACAGCAGAACAGGTATCTGATTATGAGCTGATTCCGCAGAAGTTCCCGCAGTATGTTAAAACATACGATGGATATATCGGCGTTCTGGTTAGCTTGGACTATGGTGAATTTCCAGTCTATCGTTTTCCAGGCGGCGAGCGTGTTGCAGATCAGTATGAGATTGAGACTGGCAGCAATGCCCGCTCCAATCTCGAATGAAAGCATAGGAGGTACGAACATTGGCTGTACTGTGTTTTGCTTTTCTGGTAGTCAAGCTGACTTATGACGGTTGTAAAACGGCGTATGCAAAATGGTACGCGGAAAACTGTAATCCGTACCGCGCATATCGTCAGGTCGTAAATGAGAGTAGATAATGGAGGTTATATATGAGCTTACTTGATAAGTTTAACAGCATTGAGGTAAAGGCGGACGCTCGTATTTCGGATCATGATCGTGAATTTTGCATGGCTTATCACGAGGCTTATGTCAAAGGTCGTGCAGCATTGAAGTCTTTGCGGCAATCTGTCGAAGAATCTTTGAATGAGCAGCAGTCGATTATCTCTCGTGTTGTTCCTAAAGATGAGATGTATGACAGGTCGTTTTTCCTTGGGGATAGTGTACACGCTCATGATATCACGAACAGCTTGCGTAATTCGCATCGTGTTCTTATTAGCGCCCTTGTTTCCTACTTCGAGAGAACATATAAGGTTTCGTTGGAAACGGACAAAATTGAAGAAGTGCTTCTTCCGAAAGAGCCAGATCGCTATTCGTCGTATAACAGCGCTGAATACAAAGAATATTATGGTGCGGTAGAAAACACGGAGTTGAAGTACGAAGATATTCTCGATCAGATTTTCATTCAGCTTGGCGGCTTCTCGTTCCAGGAAAAGGCGCTGAACGAGTTGAAGCAGAAAGCTCATGATGCCGCTTGGAACAGGTATTACGGGAATAAGTGTTATGAGCAGAAAAAGGCGGTCATTTCCTTTTCTCACTATGCTTGCAGCTTTGATAGCTGGCACGAAGAGTATTACCACGGTGAACATGAGATTCAGCTTACCGATGGAATGAAAAATATTATTCGCGCTCTGGCATATTTTGGGTGTGGCGATACCAGCAGCATTCCTTGGACTCTTAATACCTTGCTTGGATATAATTGGACAACCTATAACACGGAAATGCAGCTTGGCTTGGAGAAGCTGAAGAGTGTCAAATGTTTCAAAAACGGTCGCGTGGATATTCGCTTTACCAGTGAGGCATTCGCCCGTGAGTTTGCAGAAACATTTCTTGGAAACGAACTTTAATGGAGGTATATTATGACGAAACAAGAACGGCTTATCGTATCGGCTTATACTGGCGTATTGATGTGTGACTTTTCGGAGTTTCAGACTTATGTGGAGCAGCTTTTACAGCGACCGGTTTTCACACATGAACTTGCGATGGACGATGTATGGAGGGAAATCAAGGAAAAATCCAAACCGGCGTTTATGGCGCTATGTCAGGACGATTAGGAGGTATATATGGGAAAGTGTATTACAAGCTGTGAGAAAAACAAGGCTCTTTGCTGTACGGATGATTGTTTTCTTCGTGTTGCAGAGGGTAGCCGTCTGCGAGATTTGAAGTATAACAACATTTTGCGTTTCTGTAATGGATTGTCCGTTTATGATGGCGAAAAAGAGGTCGCCTGCGGTTTTATCGGAGAGGTTCTTCGTTCTGTTGTATCTTTGGCAGATCGCGAGATTGAGAGCTGCAATACATTTTTTGATGTGTTTGTGATTCGCCTTAAAAAGAAGTAAGCAAATCAATATATCAGTGGGTAGTTATAGTGTATTGGAGGTGTAGCATGAAATACAAATATTTAGGTCAGTCGATTCCACAAGATAGTCGCCGCGAATTAAATGATAAGATTCTTTATCTTGTAGATAACGATTTGGCTGAGTCTTCTGGTATCACCTGCGAGGATATCTATAACGCTTACACTGGTGATGGCGGATTGCATGGTCTGCGCTATTCTGATTACAGCAGTTATTCCGAATACTCCAGCGCAAAGAAAGAAATTGAAAATGGGCAATTTTTCACACCGGATAGCGTGTGCAAATTTATCATGGATTGTCTATCGTTGGGCAATCAGGATGTTTTTGCAGATCTGACATGTGGAATGGGCAATTTTTTCAATTATGCACCAATGGAAGCAAACGCTTATGGTTGCGAATTGGATGCGAAAGCTTATAAGGTTGCGCATTATCTATATCCAAAAGCAAATTTGACCTGTGGAGATATTCGCAGTTATGAGCCTGGTATCAAGCTGGACTATGTTGTTGGAAATCCACCTTTCAATCTTCGTTGGTGGGTGGATGGCGCACAGATTCTTTCTCAGCTTTACTATTGCCAGAAAGCTGCGGCTTTGCTGAAACCTATGGGCATTATGGCGCTCGTTGTCCCGAAGTCATTTCTGGCGGATGACTTTAGTGACAGCGGATTGATTAAGGAGATGGAAAAGCATTTCAGTTTTCTCGGTCAGTTTATGCTTCGTGCAGATACTTTCGCATCAATGGGTGTTGCCGATTACGAAACAAAGGTGCAGTTTTGGCAGCGTAATAGTGATATGGATGGATGGACGCAGAAGCCGTATTCCACAAAGATGACTTTGCAAGTGGATAGCATGAACGCAGCTATGGTCAGAAAGGTTCGCGAACAGATCGTAGCAGATGCTCAGGCAGTATTCGTAAAAAATCGCTCTCACATTTTACTGGAACTCGCAAGAGATCATGATTCGTCCGCTGAGTTTTTGTACAAGGTGAAGAAATACCTATACACAATTAAAACGCATCCAAATCTAAAAGAAAAATACACGAAATGCTGTGAATATCTTAACCGTTACTATACGGAGAAGCAGCCAGAAAGTATGTCTTATGATGAGTGGTGTCGTGTTCGTCTAACAGAAGCAAAAGTGCTGGCCTATTTGCGGAATGTCGTAAAGCATCAGCACCCCGCTCGGTATGAGGACAAGATTTGCCTTGTGAAACGAGACTATGATCTTGTGTATAAGGCATATAGCCCTAAAATGGCGCGTCAATTATCGGATGAGATGAAAAAGCCTACTCCGATTTATGATATTGCTATCAGTGAAGAAGATACTGAGCAGTATGGGCGTTATGCTCGGCTTATGCGCCGCAAGCAGCATGAATACAGTGTTGAACAGCAAAAGTTTTCTGAAATGATTGAGGCTGCCGACATTAAGTCGTGGTTGGATGGTTTTGTTCTGCATGATGAAGAAAATGAGGAAGATATTATGCTGAACGATTTGCAAAAGCACGACATCAATCTTGTACTGCAAAAGCGGTATGCTCTTTTGCAGTGGGAACAGGGTTGCGGCAAGACACTTGCCGGCATTGCCATTGGTCAGTACCGAACGGAGCGACAAAATGCGTTTTGCACATTTGTTGTCTCTTCCGCAATCTCAATCAAGAACACATGGGATGTCATGCTCCCTAATTTTGGAATCAGATATATCATGGTGAACAAGCTTGCTGATCTTGATAAGGTGCAGCGTGGAGATTTTGTCCTCATCACACTGAACAAGCTTGGCAAATATCGTAAACAAGTAAAGCGCTGGGTAAGGATTCATAATCAAAATATTGCACTTTGTTTTGATGAGAGTGACGAGATGACGAATCCATCCAGTTTGCGCACGAAGTCTGTGCTGGATTGTTTTCGTCGCTGCCGTTTCAAGCTGGAGATGACTGGTACAAGTACGCGGAATAATATCAGTGAGTTTGCGCCGCAGTTGGAATTGGCCTACAACAATTCGTTCAACATGATTTCTTGGTGCGATACGATTTATCATTATGACCGAGCCAGTAAGAAAGACGGTGTTGAAGAAGGGCTTCATGTGTACGGGAATCCGTATTATGGACAGCCTATCCCCGCATATCACAAGGGGTATAACCTTTTTGCGGATTCTCACCTTCCGGAGAAGATCACAGTCTTTGGCGTTGGGCAGAGAACGCAAGATATTTATAATGCGGACGAATTGGATAACATTCTTTCCAGATTTGTGATTACACGGACGCTGGAAGAAATCTCTGGCAGAGATATCAAGCGTATTCATCAAGTTCCTGTTCATTTTACGGAAAGCGAACGTGCAGTTTACACCAAAGCGATTGAAGAATTTCATGTTATGCGTGGCAATTATTTCGCTTCGACCGGAAATTCTCGTAAGGATTCCATGATGCGGCTTATTCAGCAAATTACGCTATTGCTTAGAATCAGTGCAGCCCCTAATACAATTCGTGAGTACGACGGCGGTTTGCCGACGAAAATTGCAAAGGTGATTGAGATGCTGCAGAGCATGAGCGGAGAAATCGTGGCTATCGGTGTACGGCACAAGGTTGTTGTTGATGCCTATGCAAAGGCAATTCGAGAGATTATGCCAGACAGACCTTTGTTTGTTGTTACTGGATCTACAACCACGCTTGCAAAGCGTAGAGCGTTGCGCAAGACATTAAAAGAAAGCAAGAATGGAATCCTACTTTGTACACAGCAAAGCTTGCCGAGTTCTGTAAGCTTTGAATATGTGGATAAGGTAATAATTCCTGAGCTGCACTACAACAATTCTCGGATGAGCCAGTTTTATATGCGCTTTATTCGTTTTACTTCTGAGCGGATGAAGGATATTTATTTTGTTACCTATCTTGGTAGTATTGAGTCAAACCAGATGCAAATGGTACTCGCTAAGGAAAAGATCAATATGTTCATGCGCGGAAAAGACACCGACTTGGATGAAATCTATAATCGGTTCGGTGTGGACTACAACCTCCTGTCTGCTCTGATGTCGCGCGAGATGGATGAGAACGGGAAGTTCCATATTCGGTGGGGCGAACAAGAAATTGCATGATGCGGTAAGCAAGCACAATATCTTGTGGGTAGATATATTGGAGGACACAAAAAGTCTTTTATCTTAGTAAAGGAATTAGCAAATCAATATTGGAGGTGTCGTATGGGCTACTCTTTCATCCATCGCGGAGGACATATTGAGGTTGTTGACGCTATGGGACGGTTCATTTTGTCGGCAGATACAATAGCTGAAGCGCATAAGGAATTGGCAAAAGAGCTGGAAGCGTCAAGAAAGATCGAATAAAAAAACCTCCCCATTTGGGGAGGCGGAAAGAGAACATATATGGAAGAGACTTTCGTAAGAATGTGTAAAGTAAATGGTGTAACTCAGCGGATGAGGGATATCTGGACGGTTTCTGTGAGAGATGGAAAATATGTGATATCAGCTAACGGACAACCGATTTGTCATGGCGCTGTTCAACTCGGACAGACATGCGAAGCTATTCTCCGTGAGTGCTGCGGTGGAGTCTTCAGCAGGGTTAGTTAGCAATTCTCTTCTGGAGATATACACGGCGCATGTCGTTTTCCCAGGCGGTTTTTCGGTGATATCTTGTCCATTTCACATATTCAGACCAGCGGTGTTCTGACGCTTCTTTGGATAGGCCAAATACACGCTTGATATCTGACGGAGATTCAATGCCAAGTGTTTCATATAGCGGCATAGGGCAAAGTAATGTGGCTGCAAATTGATCTGCTTCAGCCTCAAATTCCGGAGCGGTTAGATTATTAAAGCCGTTTTCTGCGAGCATTGGCTCTGCAACGAGTGGGAGGTGTTTTAGTATGACATGCCCAAGCTCATGTGCTTTTGTCCATAATCTTCTTCCATCGACATTGTTATCAGCACAATCTTCATTCCACAGGATGAGATAACGGTCATTCGCAATGTCATAGTGCGTACATCCAGACTTGCTTTCACACAGAATGATTACATCCAGAACGGTACACTGGTTGATTGAAGCAAATTCCTGATAGGTCAGCGCTCTACAGTTTGGTAACTGTGCAAGGATATCACAGGTGCAAATCGGGAATGAAATGCTGTCCATCCCCCTATACACTTGCAATACTTGATTGTATATGTAAGGATATCTAATCACGGATATATACCTCCAGTGGGATGTAGTATATCATATTCGGTGTCCAATAAAGCGGACTAATTCTCGTCCTTAAAGGCATATTCAAAACCCAGACGGATCATCTTCATCATTTTTTCACGATCTTGCGCTGACATTTTTGATTTTGCTCGCTGCAAGGATACAAAATCATCGTCTGATAGCAGTTCTTCCGCAGATGACGGAATGTCTGATAGCCCAATTAAGTAATCAGACGAAACGCCAAAGTATTTTGCGATGATCTTAACTTTATCAATAGATGGTGAAGTGTTTGTTTTCCATTTGCGGATTAAGGATGTCCCGATTCCGAGATCTTCTTCCAATTTTGCCATAGTGATCCCGCGCTCAGCGCAAAGCTCCTTTATTCTAAGATACAAAATTGATTCCATATGGTTGTCCTCCAATGCAGATAATATTTTCACGCTTTTCTATTGACAGCGATAAGATATTCTGCTATACTGCGTAGTGTCGATAAGATATTATCGCTATGGTTGAAATTATAGACCATATTTTCACGGTTGTCAACATGATAATCAATATTGGAGGGTGTGTATCAGGATGAATGTATTAAACGGTTCAGAACAGTATAAGATGAGAGCAGAGGATTTTGGTATGGAAAGCGCACAGCCCGATAAGATTGTTCTTCCGTACTTTGGGGTATTATGGGGAGATTTTCTTTTGGACATCATGAATGCCGTATCTCGAAGAATGGTATTTCCCCATGACGCATTGTATGAGAAGATCGTAAAACAAGTTTCTGCTGGATTCTCTTTTAATGTTCAGCCGGCACAAATTCGTATCATTGCTTATATTGATGTACTCCAGTTTGATGGAATGACATTTCGTGATCGTGTTTTTGTTCAGGCCAACAATGATGAGATTGCTGCTGTATTGGACAGGTTTTTTCAATGTGGTTGCTGTGGATTAGACGATGACTATTCTACATATTATCACGAGAAATATATGGCGTGGCGCGAAGCAAAAAAAATAAAACTTATTTAGCAATTTCCTATTGACAAACGGCTTCCGCTGCGCTATACTATCGCTTGTAAGGAACAAGTTAAACAACTTATAATTTGAATAGGAGGGTGGCGCGTGGATAACAGTAGTTACCGTAGCCAGTATATTGCCTCTGATACTGCAAAGGTGTCTGAACGATCCGCAAATGCGGTAAGTGCATTTTGGAAGCGTGTCTCAAAGGCAGAGGGTGAAATCGGAAAGAATCTGGAAGATGGGTATTCAAAAGCAGAGTACATCGAACTGATCTCAAAGTTGAATATCACAAGTCCCAATGTCCTGCTTCCTACAAAAAGCCGAATCGGAAAGTATTTGAAGTGGCTGCAAGAAAAGGGCGTTCTTGAAAAAGAGTATGTCGATAATCTTTATGCCATTCGATATAACGCGATTAACGCGAACCATGTTTACGACAGCAAATATTTTAAGGATTTTGAGTCATTGCAATCTGCGATTGAATCTACCTTATGGGCTGCTGAGAAAGTTGATGATAGCGTTTTTGCTCTTCAAATCTCCGCCATTTACTTTGCGTGGCTTGGTTTACGCCTCGAAGATGCACTTCAAGTCAAGAAAGATGATATTAAAGACGATTGTGTAAAATTCAGAGATCGAACCATCGTTCCGAATAGCACGATTATGGCGTATCTTTGTGATTATCGTGACGCGGTTGACTATGAGTCTCAGGCAAAGGGTGTCATTCGTCTGAAGTACACGGCGTCCGAATGGCTGTTCCGCACTGCCCGCTCGACACATGTAGATGTGCCTAAAGTAATGAGGATCTTCATTCGCAACTTCGGCCTGGCCGGTAATGAAGAGGCAAATATCTTTAATTATGATAAGGTGTACTGGTCTGGCATATTCAGCCGTGCGCATGAGTATGAACAGGAAAATGGTGAGATTGAGGCTGGTAACATCCCGCTTCTTGAAGAGCTGTTTAATGAAAAATATCCATCTGTTTCTGTAGCGCACAAGCGTTTGCACGAATATCAAGGTTTCAAGCAGCATTTCTTTTCTGATAGCACCTCCAACGAGGAAGCTTAAAAGGCGAAAAGCCTTTTAGGTTTTACATAGGAATTAGCTAAACAAGATATGTCCGAATAGTTTCCGGTGAAACGCAGTTGAGAGCAGGTTCAACTCCTGAGCGGATACAAAGCTAATCTTATGAACGAGAGAGGGGTGATGCGATTGGTTGGGTGTCAGTATTGCAAGAAAGCTCGTGCTTTCTGGGCTTACGATAGCCACGGAAGTCCTCACGGAAGCTATCAGAACGCACATATTGAGGTTGGAACGAATATCTTCCATGATACCGCTGGACGGCAAATGCGTATTCGTTACTGTCCTATGTGCGGAAGATCTCTGCTGGATACCTCAGATGCGGGGGGGGTAACACAAGTGTTGTTTCCATTTTTGCAGCCCCGAAATCGCCTCGCCGTATCCTAACTTAATTTAAGGAGTGTATGAAATGGCTAACAAGCGAAACGACAGCGGTTACTTCTGGGTTGATAAGGCTTTGACCTGTAATGGCTGTAAGTTCCTCAACTTTTACAAGTGCGGTTGCAGACGCAACCAAGAGCCTGGAAAGGTTCGTCCGCTTTCGTCCTATACCAATGGCGATGATTATGTCGCGGTTCTCAAGCCTACAGACTGCGATTATCAGAAGGAACAGAAGCCGCATGCTAAGGATGATAAGGAGAACGAGTAATGCCCATATTTGTTCTTCTCGTGTTTGTGGGCGCAGCTCTTTTGTGGCTGCTACTATCCTTTGGATTTATCCCTATCGGCAAGCTATCCAACAGACTTTTGAAAGATGCTTCCGATGCGATGTCAAAGGATGAAAAAGATGAAAAAATTGAAGATAAGGAAGAAAAATAACCTATGAGAAAGAATGGTTTCGTTGGTGCTATCGTTTTGGCGATCATCATTTTTGGTGGTGTGATTCTCGGCTTTAGCTGCACGTCGCGCGTCCCTACTGGTTATGTTGGCGTTGTGTACAACATGAACGGCGGTGTTGATGGCGAGGTTCTGAGTCAGGGCTGGCATCTTGTAGCGCCCACAAAGAAAGTGACCACATATTCTATCGGTTTGGAGCAGTCCTACCTTACAAGCGAGGAAAAGGGTGACTCTCCGAACGATGAGAGCTTTTCTATTCCGACGTCCGATGGTAAGACTGTTCGTGTAAATCTTGAGTTCTCTTACAGATTTGACGAAGCGCGTGTTGCTGAAACATTTACGACTTTTAAGGGCAAGTCTGGTGAGCAAATCAAGGATACATTTATCAAGCCTAAGATTATTGCTTGGACGCAGGAAGTCTCTGCCAATTATCCCGTCACGGATATCTTCGGTGACAAGCGCACGGAGATCAACGCTGAGTTGGATACCTATTTGCGCGATAAGTTCGATAAGTATGGCATCATCATTGACACCGTTAATTTCACCGATATCAGTGTGGACGATGAAACAGCGGCAGCTATCCAGAAAAAGGTCACTGCGCAGCAGGAGCTTGAGCTTGCAAACATTGAAGCTCAGACTGCAAAGGTACAGGCCGAAAAGGATCGTCAGGTTGCCGAAATCAATGCTGAGAAACAGATCATTGATGCAAATGCAAAGGCCGAAGTAACGCGCATTGAGGCAGAAGCGGAAGCTCAGGCAAACCGTGAGATTGCCGCATCTCTTACCCCGAATCTGATCGAGAAGATTAAGTATGAGCGTTGGAATGGTGAGCTTCCTACTGTATCTGGTTCCGGAGCAATCGTTAGCATTGACGGTGTTGACTGATTGGAGGATGTGAATGAAAAATAAGGTTCGTGATATCCTTGCGGATAAGAAAGTGAAGCTACAAGAATTGACCGTACAGGCAGAAGCAGCGGTTGATATTGTAACGAGAACAATTTCTGGTTTGGAGCTTGTCAATCAAGAAATTGATGACACGGTTGCAGAAATTGACAAGTATTCTGCTGAGCTTGCGTGTACGCGACAGGCGCTCAGCAAGAATCGCACACACAATACTGCACTCATTGCAAATTTTGCAAAACTTCTGGAAGTTCCGGAAACAGAAAGTCAACCGGTAGCCTAATAACTACTTGTAACGACGCAAACAGCAATTTTCTTACATATATTTGGGTTATATCGTACATGCGTCGTGTGAAATAAAACTTGGAGGCTACTTCAAGCAGGGTGACTTGGCATCCTTAAACCGAGAAGTACAGATTTTCTGCAACACTCGGTAAGGTTTTAATCCACCTCGGCGAAACGCCGACTATTTGCGCAAACCGCGCAGTTGCAACCTGCGCGTCTGCGCGTGACAGAAGAGAGGAATAACATCGTGAAGTTGAAATTCAATGTTGGTGATCGTGTTTTTGATAAGAAATATGGTCATGGTGTGGTTCAGAGAGTTGATGCTGGAAACAGCGAGTTCCCGTATCTTATTTTCTATGAAGATGGTACGAAGATCTGGTATAAGGCAAAGGGTGTAACTTTTGCCCCTGCGGAACAGCAGGATTAAGTAAGTTGAAAAGACGCAAACAGCAATCTAATAAAATCAAACTTGAAATTTGACAGATAAGCGTCTTGTGGTGCGATATGGAGTAGTAATCCTAATTGGTAAGGAAGTAGTTTGCTAAACTACCAGTAATCGGAAACGATGTGCAGGTTCGAGTCCTGTCTACTCCGCCAACAAAAGCAAGTAGACAAAGAGAAAGTCTGTTCGCAATCGAAGCCGGCAATCATTGATTATTTTTGTCCGCTTTCTTCACGGTAACTGCATGGCAGGAGTGCGAATACAAAACAGATTGGCTTCTGTTGTATGGGAGTGTGGCCTATACCTTGCTTGATATATGCTGATGTGATGGAACTGGTATACATGGGGGACTTAAAATCCCCCGCCGATTGTGGATTATGGGTTCGACTCCCATCATCAGCACCAGCCGTTGTGATGATCGGCTTTCATCTCCTTCTTTGTGTGACGGTGGGATAGACCACTACTGCCGTGTAAGTACGGCACAAATGAGAGCGTCTGGATGACAGCTTTAAGGTGTATTGAACGGCGAACACCTACAGCAATGTTCTTTAAGAAAACTGGAATTTTTCTGCTTACGGGTTCGATTCCCGCAGCTCTCAAAAGCCGTTAAATAATCTTCTCGAAATGGTGAGCAATCCACAATTTTTTCGGGAAGATGTAATAGAAAATGCAGAGGTAGCTCAGTCGGTAGAGCATCAGACAAAAAATGTGCTAAGCATTAGCACTAACAGCAATGTTAAAGGAATCCGAGTGTCGGAGGTTCAAGTCCTCCCCTCTGCGTCTATATTCGTGCGTAACATCTGCGAAAGTACACCGTGGATGCGATTGGTATATGTCAGTTCGATTCTGACCGCACGAGCCATAATGCCAGGGTAGCTCAACCGGTAGAGCGCGTAATAACGCGACTTGTTAAGTCGCTTACAGCAATTTTCTTTTGGTCTGTTAAACCCGTGGTTGTAGGTTCGATTCCTGCCCCTGGCTCAACGTGAATGACTGCTTAAACCATTCTAAACCGACACGACAAAAGGGTAGAAATGGTGACAGCTCGGAGAGACGGGCATCTATATACGGCAGTGGTGAAGCGGTAACACAGCAGCCATACAAATGCGAAATGTGGATTTTCGCTAACAGCTATTTTATAATCCAAGCTGCCAATCGTAGGTTCGATTCCTACCTGCCGTTCCACGGGTGTAGAGTTGACTTTTCCGTTCAAACAGCCCCTTATAAAGTTGGTAGTAACGGTATGAGACGCATACAGCAATTTGCAAGTAAAGTATTTAGCCTGATAAGCGGATCTCTTTTGCGTCTCGCCCCTCCTTTAAGACACAAGCAGCATCGAATGTAAGAAAGTGTCTTGAAGGCTATTTCCAGTAGAAAGAAATTAGTTAAACAATTCAAGGAGGAAGAAAGTATGAATGGTTTTATGTCTGCTATGAAAAGCACTTTGAACGATGAGTTCAATGTTTCTGTTACCGAAAACGGTGCTGTTGGCTATCGTACTACTGGCAAGGAGCTGTTGGATCTCAACTTTGCCGTCGCATCTCTTCGTAAAGCGTCCCCGAACGATATTGCAAATCGTTTTGTCAGAGCGTTTTTTGAGGATAAGGTCACGGCGATGAAATGGCTGTTCTTTGCGCGTGATGTTCGCGGCGGTCTTGGTGAGCGTCGTTTATTCCGCATCGTGTTTCAGCGTATGGCTGAGGAAAATCCGGAATACATCATTCCGCTGCTTTCCCTTGTGCCTGAGTATGGACGCTATGATGACCTGTGGTGCTTGCTCGATACAAAGCTTGCGTCTAATGTGCTGAACATTATTGCACAGCAGCTCCGTGAGGATATCCAGAGTTTGAGCGATGGCAATAGCATTTCTCTTCTCGCAAAGTGGCTTCCGTCTGCAAATGCTCATTCTGCTGATGCTAAGCGTTATGCTAAGCAGATCTATAAGTTTATGGGCATTTCCGAGCGTGACTATCGTAAGGTACTGTCCAAGCTGCGTTCCAAGCTGGATATCGTGGAAAAGAAAATGTCCGAAAAGCGTTGGGATGAGATTGCATATGAAGCTGTCCCGTCTCGTGCAAATCTGATTTACAATTCTGCGTTTCTTCGTAACGACGAAGATCGTCGCCGCGATTTCCTGTCCCGTTTGGAAAAGAGCGAAACGAAAATCAATGCGTCTACGCTTTTCCCGCATGACATTGTTGCAAAGTATAGTGATGGCTGGCGTGGCCTGAAGCCTATGGATAAGACGCTCGAAGCTCTTTGGAGCGCACTTCCTGATACCGTAAACGGATGCGGCAATACCATTGTTGTTGCAGACGGTAGCGGCAGTATGACTGTGAATGTAGGTGGCGGCAATGTCACTGCGCTTGCTGTTGCAAACGCACTTGCAATTTATTTTGCAGAGCGTTCCTCTGGTCAGTTCAAGGATAATTACATTACATTTTCTGAGCGTCCTCAGCTCGTTGATTTGAGTAAGGGTAAGAATCTCCGCGAGAAGATTCAGATTGCACTTAAACACAGCGAGGTAGCCAATACGAACATCGAGGCGGTGTTTGATCTCATCCTGACTACAGCAAAGAAAAACAACATGGAACAGAGTGATCTTCCCGCAAATATTCTTATCATTTCCGATATGGAGTTTGATGGTTGTGCAACATCGAATGGTGGAGGTCGATATACCCGTGGTCGTGTTGATGCTCGTCTGTTTGATGAGATTGCAAAGCGATATGCGGAGGCTGGTTATAAGCTGCCGAGACTTGTGTTCTGGAATGTGAATAGCCGCACGAACACCATCCCGATTAAGGAGAACGAAGCGGGTGTTGCACTTGTAAGCGGTTTTAGCCCGAACATCGCAAAGATGGTAATGAGCGGTCAAACCGATCCGTATGAGTGCCTGCTTGAAACGCTGAACTCTGATCGCTATAAGCCTATCGGTGACGCTCTGGAAAATCAGTAAAACTCCAACCCAAAGTAAGCAAACCACGAAACAAGTGGGTAGTTAAAGTAGGGCGGCGGGTGTCCGCCGCCCTATCATTATATCCGGAGGTTCGTTTATGGACTTGGTTACAAAGTATATTATGACGCATTCCGATGGTCGCAGCCATCCTATTTGCGGTTCTGCTATTGCTGCTGCATTTTGTGTGTCGAGTGTTGAAGTGAGACGGCTTGTAAACGCTGCTCGTACAAATGGTGATCCGATTTGTTCCAGTGGGCGTGGATACTATATCGCAAAGGACAAAGATGAAATCCAGAAAACGATTGAATCCCTACAAGGTCGTATCGCTGGCATGAGTAATGCTGTGTCCGGACTGCAGCAGTATATGGAAGGAGCGTTCTAATGCCAGATGTTGTTATGACGAATCACAGTGTAAAGAGAACGAAAGAGCGAATTGGATTGAGCAAGAAAATTGCCGATAAGAATGCGCAAAGGGCGCTTGAGTATGGGGTTACTCATTCTGAGGCAAAAGGTGGTTTATGTCGATATCTTGATAAGCTGTATCTGTCAAATGGCAATGCAAATAATGTCCGCATTTATCACAGATATGTATATCTCTTTCGAGGGAATACGCTTCTAACGATTATCCCATTACCAAACAAATTCTATGCTCTGGCGGATAAGCTTCAAAAACAGAAAGGCGAGGCAGAATGAGGATTGTAGAAACACATACCGGCAAAATCTATGTTGATAAGGATAAGCAGCTTGAATTTTTGACGGTTGGCGATTATGGCAAGGAAAACAATATCAAAGCAAGTTTTCTTGGCTTGAACAAGGAAATCAATGGCGTTCAGCATCACACGGTTGATTTGGCGGATAAATGGGTCGCTACTATCAGCACTCAGAAAGGCTGTCCGATGAATTGCCAATTTTGTGATTGCCCGAAATATGGATTCCACGGAAATGTATCTCGTGAGGAACTGGCTTATGAAATCGAAACAATTCTTGCAAATGAGCAAGTGACGCATACTAATCGCTTTAATGTTCATTTTGCTCGTATGGGCGAGCCTACATTCAACGATGCTGTTCTTCCGTTTGCTGAATTTGATTTGAAGCCGTTGGTACATCGGTTCATTACAGCAGATACAATTCATCCTGTTGTTTCAACTATGCTTCCGAAAGCAAATGTCAATCTGAAACAATTCATCATGGAGTGGTGTCGCATCAAGAACAATGTGTATGGTGGAGAGGCCGGCCTGCAATTCAGTATCAATTCGACGGATCAGGCACAGCGTAATGAACAGTTCAACGGAAAGAGCTTATCCCTATCAGAGATTTCAAGTCTCGCATCTGAGCTTCCTATGCCTGTTGGCAGAAAATACACGCTGAATTTTGCGGTAACGGCTGACACGATTTTGGATGCGACGGAGCTTGGAAGATTGTTCGATAAGGAAAAGTTTATCGTTAAAATTACGCCGATTCACCAAACAAACGCAGCCGTTAAGAACGGCTTTGATGTGACTACGGAATATACAGATTACGATGTTTACCGCAAGTTTGAAGATCCACTTGTTGCTGCTGGATGGGATGTCATTGTGTTCGTACCGAGCGAGGAAGAAGATAACGACCGTATTACTTGCGGGAATGCCTTAATTTCAGATAAGTGAGGTGCAGGATGTACAAGCACTACGAAAACATTACAAGAGAAGTTTTGGATACAATAAAGGTTGGAGATTTGGTCAGAGTAAACGATTGGACGAGTCCAATGCTTGTGAAAGCGGTATCTAAGAATTTCTTTGTGATGACTTGTAAGAAAGGCGAAGATACATATTACTCTGTGTGTTCAAAACTGCCGTGGGACGGTATTCGTCACAACGCTATGATCGGCGGTATGTTTCACTGTGGTTGCGACGATTGGATTTTTGGGACAGCGCTTGGAATTAGGAACGAAAACATCTACCAGTTTAATGATCCGGAGTTAAATAAAATGTATCTACAAGAGTTTGAGGATGGTAAAACGCACATTTCTGAACGAAATGGAGTTGCTATCTATGACTTGTATGTAGAGTGCTGTGATGACTAAGGAGGTTATGCAAGATGGTGGTAAGCCTACGCGATCTTGTAATGTCACATGAAAAGATTTATTCGCTGCTCTATTCTCCGTGTAGAATCGAGAGTGACCCGATTGAAAAGCAGATTGTAGAAATTAGTACGAAGTCTCTGCGTTGGTCGGATGATGGGACGATGTTTGTCTATGTTTGGGGTTGGCCTGGGCCGGACTTTAACAGATATTCTGCACAGACATATGGAAAAGGCTGGGCATTTACAAAACAAGAAATCATTGATGCCTGGGAGAACGAGAATAGGAAGTAGCAAATCAACTCCATGCATACTTCATTTCTTAAAATAATTCACAGAAAAACACAGAGTTTTTCGTTGCAAGCAAGCGCAACTAATGATTGGAGTGTAATTTGCCATGCCACTAAAAACACCTGAATCACAGCGAAGAATGGCTGAAATGCAGCACATGAGAGACTGTGGATTTACTTTGCAGCAAATCGGAGATCAATATGGAATAAGCCGAGAGCGAGTTCGTCAGATTGTAAATAACATTCACAAGAAAAAGCGTACTTGTGGTGTGAAAAATATCTGCTATCCAAATTTCAAAAAATGGGCGCTTGATAATGGGTATTCCACTTTAACAAAGCTTGCTAATGATATGGACATGTGTTCATCTCTTGTTAGAAGTCTTCTGATTAAGGGTGAACCCCCTACAAAGCGCTCCATTAGGAAGATAACTGAATTCACTGGAATGTCTGCGGATGAAGTATTTTATCTACCGGATGTTGCAGCGTAAAGATTGGTAAGCAAATTGTTATTACGATGGGTAGTTATAACGAAAGGGGTGTGGTTGCATGAATGGTCTTGGTGAGGCTGTGATGATAACATGGGCTGAATATGGTCTAAAAATCGAAAATACGAGTGAAACAGCAGAATCACTTGTGATTTATGTTTCTGTCCCAGAGCATAGCTACAAAAGAAATGCAAGAGGTTCTGAAATGGCTGCTATGAATCTTGCAAAACGATTTAAGACCGTGATGACGGAGATGGGCATTAAGCGTTTGACCGTCAAAGCCCGTGTTCGTGCCGGTGAATACTGGACAAAAGAAATGGCTGATAGCGCCAATATCGAGATGCGAAAAAATATATTCGGAAGTCAATATTAAGGAGGGTGTAATAGGTGATTAAGAAGGTTGATAGGAAAAATCGTTTTGTGGCAATGTTTAATCCTACGACTGGTTTTTATGCTCGTAGCGGTGTGATTGATGAGAATGGACATGACACCGGCGTAGATCCGTTTATGACGGCATTCCCAGAACTGATTGATGTTGGTGTAATGGGGCATTGTGTTCACGGAGCAAGTGGTCTTTGCTTTAAGTCTGGTGTTCAGTGCTATCAGAACGGCTTAAAAACCAAAGAGCCAAATATGACGCTTGAAAATTTCAAACGTATTGTTGACGAATGTAAGGGGAAAACATTCCAGCTTGCGCTTGGTGGTCGTGGCGATGTTGACCAGCACGAAAATTTTGCTGAGATTTTGCAGTATTGTAGGGAGAACAATATTGTGCCGAATTTCACTTCTTCGGGACTTGGTTTTACAGATGAGATTGTAGATCTGTGTAAAAGATATTGTGGTGCAGTAGCAATTTCCTGGTATCGCCAGAAGCATACATACCGTGCGATTCAGATGCTTTTGGATGCTGGCGTAAAAACGAACATTCATTATGTTCTTGGAAACAATTCTATTGAAGAAGCGATTATGCGGCTGAAAAACAACGGCTTTCCTGCTGGCATTAACGCAGTGATTTTTCTTCTTCACAAGCCTGTTGGACTCGGAAGTGAAGCGAATGTCCTGCAAATTGATAACCCGTTCGTGAAGCAGTTCTTTGATACCGTAGATACGCAGAAATTCAGTTTCAAAATTGGATTTGATTCCTGCTCTATTCCAGCCGTTTTGAATCTGACTCACAATATCGACCACGATAGCATTGATACTTGCGAGGGTAGTAGGTGGAGCATGTATATCACAAGTGATATGAAAGCTCTACCTTGTAGCTTCGATAATCAAGAGCTGCGCTGGGCTTTTGATATTAGCAATGCCAGTATCGAAGATGCTTGGAATAGTCCACAGTTTGAAAGTTTCAGAAGCCATTTCAGAAATTCTTGCCCGAATTGTCAGTGTCAGCATTCTTGCATGGGTGGTTGCCCGATTCGTCCGCAAGTAGTCCTGTGTGATAAGGCGGAAAAGGAGCTGTATTAAATGAGAGATCCAAAGCGAATCCGAAAATTCTGCAATGAGCTTGCAGATTTATGAGAGGTCGAATGTCCAGATTTGAGATTTGGTCAAATAATGGCTTATGTTTCAAGTAAATACGGAGACTCATTTTATACAGAAGATGAAGAGCTGATGAATCAGTTAAAAAATTATTTGAACGAGGTGCAGTATGAAAAATAAAACTACATGGATTATCGTGGGCATTGTTCTTGCCGTTATCTTTCTGATTGTTGGTATCTTTGCTGGTGCAAACAACAAAGCTGTATTTTTGGAAGAGCAGATTAACGGCGCTCAGGCCAATATCAATGTTGCTGAAAAGCGTCGTGTTGATTTGGTTTATAACCTTGTGGATGCGGTACAGGCATATCAGGATTATGAGGGTAAAACGCTTGAGGCTATCACCGCTGCCAGATCCAGCGTAAGCAATGGTGATATTGATGAGGCGAAAGTATCTATCAATGCTGTGGCAGAAGCGTATCCGGAGTTGAAAGCGAACGAAAACTATCGGCAGCTTATGAATGAGCTTGCTATGACGGAAAACCAGATCGCACAGTATCGCAATAATTATAATGAGCAGGTTCGAGCATATAACAAGATAATCCGGTCGTTCCCAAACAATGTCATCCTGAGCATTCTTGGATATGAGCGAATTGAAACGACCTATACTGACTATGGTGCGCCAGTCGATGCACCGCAGAATCTCTTTGACAATGGTAATTAAAAAACGAGAGCTGCTTTTCAGCGTAATTATTGTCTGTGTCTTACTTTGCCTTGGTTTATTTATAAGCGGAAAGATTTCGTATGGAGCGGCACAAACGGCGGAGAAGTATGCCACTGCTACGATTATTGAGGATCATTCGCAATTCCGATATGGTATGGATACTAACTTCGGCAATGTATTACTATATGGAGAGCTGAGAACGGATTCACCTGTAACTTTCGATGAGATTGGAAATGGCTATATTTACATCGAAAAGGTTCGTGAAGATTATACAAGACATACCAGAACCGTTACAAAGAAAGATAGCAATGGCAATACATACACAGAAACAGAGGTTTACTATTCGTGGGACTATGTTTCCAGTGAACATCTTGCTACGGATACGATTGTGTTTTTGGATGAGCCGTTTTCATATGGCACAATCTCTTTGCCAGTGCGACGTCTGAGCTTGGCTGACGCAGGTGTTGAAAAGCAACGATGGAACTATATCTATAAGAACAGTGACACAAGGTATTACTACAATGTAACGGATGTATCTCTTGTCGGGACTGTCTTTGCTACATTGAGTGATGGGACAATAAAGAATGCTTCTTCTTTATACGAAAACGATACTCCAACGGAAGTGATTGAATCCGTACAACAGTCGGAAACGCTTTATTTGATTTTCTTCTGGCTGGCTTGGGTGGTTTTTATGGCCGGCTGTGTTTATGGATTTTTGTATTTAGAAAATCGTTGGCTCGATTGAATATCGGGAGGGTAAGGACATGAACCTATATGCTGTTTTTGCGGATTACAGAAAGGACAACGAACATAGATATCCGTATTATGTTCGCGCAAATTCCATTCGTGAGGCTCGAACAAAATTTCAAGACAAAATATCATGGCTTACGATATTAAAAATTGAGCCTGTAACGGATAAAGAGCTGTGTCATAGGATTTTCAGCAATCCATTGGGATATATTTTCTTTTGATTTGTTTTGGAGGGGCAAAATGATTATTGAGGACAAGCGATACGAGATTGATGAAGTTTTTCATATGATCGGGGAAGAATATTTATCTCTTGATACAGATAAAGGGAAGAAAAATTCTGATATCGTAGTGGATGGGTTTCGTGTTCATCCGATTTCGCTCCGTTATATGACTTTCTATCAGAAAGGTACTGCATGTGCGTATTGCGGAAAAGTCGGAACGCACTTCAAACTTTGTGGCGATCCAGATTCGCAGCGTAGACATTTCAATTTGTTCGCAGATGATGGTTCTTTGATTACTAAGGATCATATTATTCCTAAAAGCAAAGGCGGAAAAGACTGTGTTTCTAACATGCAGCCGATGTGCAAAGCGTGTAATACAGAGAAGGGTAATTATCATCCTGAAATTAAAGTTGATTACATCGCAGCATTAAATCAGAGAACGGGTAACACTTCCCTTTTTAGAACAATTAACAAAGCGGCATATCATGTTATTTCGGCGCATTTGCGTCCACCCAAGAAAGACAAGGATCTTATCATTAACACCTCGATCAATGCGGTACTTGCAATTCAGAATGCCATCAAAACTGGCTGTTCGTATTGCGGATACACATGGTCGATTGAGCAGCGATAAGGAACTTGTTAAATAATATCAAGGAGTGAAAATATGAAAGTTAGACGCGATTTCGTGACAAACAGTAGCTCCAGCAGTTTTATTATCGCTTTTGCGGATAAGGCTGATGGTCTACAACAGATTGACGATCTCAGACACAGATACGGCTCTGATTATGTCGATCAGCTCTTGAAGGATTTCTCAAACAGCGAACCGATCTCTCGTGACAAAATCAGAGAGCGCTTTGAGGATGAGTTTGAGCGTGAGGCAAGCTACATTCTTAGTTATGGCAATGATGGTTTGTGGTCTGATGATAAACCGACCTTTAGAAAAAAGTGGGAGGAAGCTCATCCTGGCGCAACTGGTGCTGACTTCTATAATTCTCCGGAGCGGAAAGCCGCTATCAAAGAGTATGTAGAAAATGCTTTTAAGAAGTTGTTTAACGACATTGGTTCTGCTCCATATCTGGTTGATCTTGAATATGAAGACCATACGGACATTGGCAGTGCGTTAGAACACGATATTCTTCCAAACTGTGATTTTACGGTACGTGGTTTTAGTCATCATTAAAAGGAGGATACGATTTGAAATTTCGCAAAGATTTTGTGACCAATTCCAGTAGCTCCAGTTATACATGTGATATTTGTGGCGCAACGGAATCTGGTTGGGATATTAGTTTGGAAGAGGCCGGCATGGTTGAATGCGTAAATGGACATACGATCTGCAATGATGAGCTGCTTGAGATTCCGCGCAAAGAGCTGATTAAAAAGATTCTGGAATCTGGTTACGAGACCGAAAGTGAAGAAGAGCTGAATAGTCAGCACGACGATGATTCACTTCTCGATATTTTCTGGGATCAGGCAGACAATCGTTATGCTGCTACGGAAGAGTTTTGTCCGATTTGCCAGTTTATCGAGTATTCGCAGTACGACCTTGGAAAGTATCTCGAAAAAGAGTACAAGGTTTATCGCAGTGATGTATTTGCAAAGGTAAAAGCGGTGAATAAGCGTCGTAAGAAGCTGTACGATAGCGAATATGTGACAGAGGTATGTAAGCAGTTCGACCTTAATCCTGTTGATATTGTAGCTGGCCTGAAGAAGAGATTCGTTACCTACCGTGCATTCAGCGACTATATTCGGAGGTAATTGAAATGAAAATTAGAGAAGACTTTGTAACGAATAGTAGTAGCTCAAGCTATGTTATCGCATATAAAGCATCTCCCAACTTCGACGAAGAGACTATTCGGCGCTATCCAATTCTGAAAGGGTTTACCACCGTTTTAGAGAGTGTTTTGCTTGCCGCAAATGATTATGGCGACACGACAGAGGGCGAACAGATTAAAACTATTGAGGAACTGGATAAATATTTTGTTGGATGCTATGGATATGGGGAGATCAACACACTTCCCCGTATTTTGGATGATGACCATTATCTAAAAGAACATTATGATAAGTGTTCTAAGTTGTTAAACGATGGTTATAACATCGTTTTCAAGCAGGTCGATTATAACGATAGCACTTTTGATTCTATCATTCGTAACCTGGCAAACACAGATGGCATTGTCCAGATTATTGCTGATGAATAATCGGAGGTGAATCAATGTACGCAGCATATGTAACTCGTATTAAGAATTTGCGAAAACATTCAAACGCGGATCGACTTCTTTGCGGTGAATGTTTTGGCAATACGGTAATTGTTGGCTTGGATACAAAGCCAGAAGAGCTTGGTGTTTATTTTCCCGTAGATGGCAAGCTTGGAACTGAGTATGCGGTGAAGAACGATCTGCTTCGTCGTAAGGATGAAAACGGTAAACCGGCTGGCGGTTATCTCGATCCTGAAAAGCGCAATATTAAGGCGTTAAAGCTTCGTGGCGAAAAGAGCGATGGCTTGTTTATGCCATTGTCCAGTTTGAGCGGATTTACGGATATTGCAAAGCTCCACGAGGGCGATGTAATCACCATTTTGAATGGTGTTACAATTTGTGAGAAATATATTCCCCGTCGTAAGAATAGCACCGTTATGGTTGGGGGGGGTAGGACTCGTAAGCATCACGATCCTATTGCCCCGCTCTTTGCGGAACACGCTGACACGGAGCAGCTTGCTTATAACCTTGGTGCATTCCACGCAGGCGATCTTGTTGAGATTACTTTGAAAATGCACGGTACATCTCAGCGAACCGGATATCTTCCAACGCTTAAAGGATATAAGAAGACATTGCTTGATAAAATCCTACATCGCATTGGTTCTCCGATTTATAGTTGGGGATATGTAACCGGTACTCGTCGTGTCGTTCTGGATGATTTTGACGGCGGCTTTTATGGCGGCAATGCTTTCCGCGAACAGCATAGCAAGGTTTTTGAGGGAAAGCTTCATAAGGGTGAAACTGTGTACTATGAGGTTGTTGGCTTTACACAAGACAAGCAGCCTATTATGGCATCTTGTGACAATAAAAAAGTCGGTGATAAGGAATTTGTTAAACAATACGGCGAAAAGACGGTGTTTAGCTATGGCTGTTATCCAGACGGAGTAAAGGAAGTAACAAATCCGAAAATTACACGCGCAACGGTAATGATTGGCGATGCCTCTTTCACAGCAAACGAGATCATGGAATATGAACCTGCTCCGCAGTCTGATTTCTATGTGTATCGAATGACAATGACGAATGAAGATGGCGATGTTGTTGAGTACGCACCAGACTTTATGCGTTATCGTTGTGAGCAAATGGGCGTTAAGTGCGTTCCGCTATTCGCTCGATTTATTATTCCTGATTATATCCAGCTTTCTGATGATGTTGGATCTCCAATGGCTGTCAACGCTGGCGAATATGTCAAGGAAATTGCTGAAAACTTCTATGATGGTGCAGATCCGATTGGCAAGTCGCATGTACGAGAGGGCGTTGTTTGCCGCATCGTAAACCGTCCGAAGTTCACAGCGTATAAGCACAAGAATTTTGCATTCAAAGTGCTTGAGGGAATTGTAAAAGATGTAGCGTCTGCTCCTGATATGGAAGAGGCGCAGGATGAGGAAAGCGTCGCATAACAGCATCCCGCGTATCGACCATCAATGCCGAGCAGTGTGTTGGGATATTTACGAACCAGTAGTTCCATCGCACTGCCGGCATATTGTAAGAAATTGTATTTTGAAAGAGAGGTGCTGTGATGAGTGATAAAGAAAAGGTTATGAAACGGCTTTCTGAACACCTCGAAGCAGTAAAAGGCAAACACCCAGAATGGGTAGGTATTTTTCTTCAAGGTTCACAAAACTACAATTTAGACTATGAGGGTAGCGATGTTGATTCCAAGCTGATTGTTCTCCCCTCGTTTGAAGATTTTGTTTTGAACAAGAGTCCATATAGCTACACACATATCATGGAAAACGACGAGCATGTAGATGTTAAGGATATTCGTTTGATGCTCGATTGCTTCAAAAAGCAGAATGTAAATTTTGTCGAGATCCTTTTTACTCCATACCGTATCTTAAATCCAAAGTACGAAGCTTTGTTTCAGCCGATTCTTGATATTGCAGAGAGAGTCGGTCGATATAACAACTATGCTGCATTGAATTGTATGGTTGGAATGGCGCTCGAAAAGCAAAAGGCATTGTGCCATTCATATCCCGCAACCAAGGACAAAATTGATAGGTATGGTTTTGATAGCAAACAGTATCATCACATTGAGCGTCTTTATGAGTTTATGCAGCGCTGGCTTAATGGCGAGCCATATCGGGATTGTCTTGTTTCCAAACAGAGAGAGCGTCTTAGAGAAATCAAGCTTTATATTAACTGTGATCTTGCAATGGCGCAGGCCAATTCGGATAAAATTGTATCTGAGATGAAAGCAATCAAAGATAAATATATGCAGCAGAATCCTGTCGTGATAGATCGTGAGGTCGATTTGGTTTTCAATAGAGTTTTGCTTGATTTGTTTAAGTTCAATTTCCAGTGCGAGATTGGTAACGGCTCGCCTAATAAAAAGGAGTAAGAAATATGCCTATCTTTTTTATGATGGTGGGGCTTCCGTATAGCGGGAAATCTGTTTATGCGGAAGGTCTGCGAGAGAAGTTCGGCGCAGAGATTCATTCCAGTGATGCAATTAGAGCAGAGATTCTTGGAGATGTACAGGATCAGACAAACAACCAGATTGTTTTCGATACTCTGCACAAGCGGGTAATTTCTGATCTGTCTGCTGGTAAAAATGTAATCTTTGATGCGACAAATATCAATTACAAGCGGCGTATTGACATGCTGAATCGCTTGTCAAAGGTGAAGTGTCAGAAGGTTTGTATCGTAATGGCGACACCTTTTCACGAATGCGAAGAGCGTAGCAAACATCGTGAGCGTGTTGTTCCTCACGAGGTTCTTGTGCGTATGTATAAGAATTTCTGGCTTCCGTATTGGTATGAGGGGTGGGACGCAATCGAGCTTGTTTATCCCGACAATTTTGAGCCGTACAGTGTAAGTGATTTGTTTAATCGTGATGGTGGGTTAAACAGTTTTGAACAGGACAATCCGCATCATACTTTTACGGTTGGACATCATTGTATCGCTACATATGGGCTTATCTCCGATGGGAGCGCAGAACTTCAGGAAGCAGCACTTCTCCATGATATCGGTAAGCCTTTTACAAAAAGTTTTGTGAATAGCAAAGGCGAAACAACAGAGATTGCTCATTATTATGAACATCAGCATGTTTCCGCCTATGATAGTCTGTTCTACTCAAATCCGAGTTTGAATCGGCTGTATATCGCAAATATCATCCAGTGGCATATGCGTCCCTTTGAGCTTGAACGCGATCCTCATTCTGGTAAAGCACAGAAGCGTTTCAAAAAGCTTGTTGGTAGTAAGCTTTATTCGGATGTGATGAAGCTTCATGCCGCTGATATCGAAGCAAAAGGAACTTGATAAACAATGCAAAGTAGGTGTTTGGCATTTACAGTAAAGAAGATTTAGATGTAATGCAGTCATGGGATTTGCAGAGAAAAATTCAAGTGACTACGACTCGTATTATTGAGTGGTATGAGTATTTCGGCGGAAGCGTTTATGTCGCATTTTCTGGCGGCAAGGATAGTACGGTTTTGCTTGATATCGTTCGCCGTATTTATCCAGATGTGCCGGCTGTATTTTGTGACACAGGTTTGGAGTTTCCAGAAATCCGAGAATTTGTTAAGCAGCATGATAATGTTGTGATTCTGCGGCCTGAGATGAATTTCAGAAAGGTCATTGAAACATACGGATATCCAGTTGTCTCAAAGAGAGTTGCTGATACCGTAGAATATGGCAGTAAGCCAGGTTCTTATCGCTGGAAGGAGCTTCACGGAGAAATTATCCGTAGTAATGGTACTTCATCGGAGTTTAATTGTGAAAAGTGGTGCTATCTTCTGGACGCTCCGTTCAAGGTCTCTTCTCGCTGTTGCAATATTATGAAGAAGAAACCTCTGAAGAAGTATTTCAAAGAAACTGGTCGTGTTCCCATTATTGCAACTATGGCAGACGAGAGCCGATCTCGTAGGTCTACATGGATGAGACAAGGTTGCAACGCTTTCAGTAAGAAATCCCCGACTTCTCAGCCAATGTCTTTCTGGACAGAAAATGATGTTCTTGAGTATTTGCATACCTACAATATTCCCTACGCCTCTGTTTATGGCGAGATCATACCTTGCGGGGGGGGTGGACAACGACAGGTGAAAGAAGGACTGGTTGTGTCTTTTGTGCATTTGGCGCTCATCTGGAGAAGTCTCCGAACCGTTTCCAGCGATTAAAGGAAACGCATCCTAAGCTATGGGAATATTGTATGAAGCCTTGGAGCGAACATGGCTTAGGTATGCGAACAGTATTAGAGTACATTGGTATTCCATGTGAGTAGAAAGAAAACTTTTAATTCTTATAAGAAATTAGTTAAACAATCCAAAGGAGAACGCAGTATGAAGATGGATAAAGTTGCTGGCAGTGGAAATGACGAGTTTTACACGCCAGAGTACGCAATTGCACCTATTGCAAAGTATCTTACACCCCCCCCGCCGTAATTTGGTGTCCGTTTGATACGGAAGACAGTTTATTTGTGAAGCATTTTAGGGCTACTGGGTATACAGTTCTGGCGACACATATTTGTAACGGGCAGGACTTTTTTACAATGGAGACTCCAAACTGTGACTACATCATTAGCAATCCTCCATATTCCCTTAAAGGTGATGTTATTGATCGCCTGTTTGAAATCGGCAAACCATTTGCAATGCTTGTTGGTGTTGTTGGATTATTTGAAAGCCAGCGTCGGTTTAATCTTTTCAAGTCACATGAATTTGAAATTATGTATTTGAACAAGCGCGTTTCATACTTTAAGGACTATGCAGAGCAAAGACCGTCACTTAATCCTCCATTTAGTAGCGTGTACATTTGTAGCAAAATGCTTCCAAAAACCATTGTATTTGAAGAAATCGACAAATAATAGGAGTTTTCAATGAAATATACTACTTCCCTTTTCTGCGAGTTCGATAAGTACGCAGCAGAAAGCTATTGTGCAGTTCATGACACAGCTCCGGAGCTAAATATTGGTGATATTACAAAGGCAGATGAGAAGTCTGTACCTGATTTCAACACCATGTTTGGCGGATCTCCGTGCCAGGATTTCTCTATCGCAGGGAAACAGGGGGGGGGCTGCATGGACATGTAAACACTGCGGTCATACATATAACCCTCTTGAAGCCCATTACACAGAGCGAGATAAATGCCCGAATTGCGGTTCAACTAAGATCGAAAAAACACGCTCGTCTCTTTTGGTTGAATGGCTACGTTTTCTTCGGGAGAAAAAGCCTCGTTTTGCTATCTATGAAAATGTCAAGAACATTGTAGGCGCTCGTTTTAGACCAACATTTGATCTATTTGTTAAAGAGCTTGAGGACTATGGCTACAATGTTTACTGGCAGGTATTAAATGCAAAGAATTATGGAATTCCTCAGAATAGAGAGCGTGTCTATTGTGTCATCATTCGTAAAGACTTGGATAATGGAAATTTCAAATTTCCAGAGCCTATTCAGCTCAAACATACGCTTGCCGATATGTTAGAAACCGACGTCGATGAAAAATACTATCTCGGTGATGAGAAAGTGGCTGCAATGATTACCCCCCCCGCAGCGGATCAGTAAAACAATCCGAGTCGGAGGAAGAAATTCAGCAGACAGACAACACCAATGGGACTTGGTTGCAGAAAACGCATGGAGTCCGACTGAGTAACAAAGGCAATAAGTTTGATGGATATAGCGATATTGCCTTAACCCTTCTTGCGAGAGATTATAAAGGTTTTGGCAATCAGCAAATGACAGGAGTAATGGAAATTGACTGATAAAATTATTCAAGTTGGGAACTGGACGCAAGGTGCAAAACGCGAGAATCCGCAAAGAGGTCGAGTATACGATCCGTCAGGAATTGCACCATCCCTCACCTGTATGGGGGGGTAATCTTCAGCCGTTTATAATCGTCCGTAACGAACATATTGAGTTAGAAAGTAGTGCTGATGAAGAGTAGCGTTTTGATTCCTGCAGCAATTCGTGGTCGTTATTCTGACAATGGTAGTATTGTGCAACGATTAGAGCTTAGGCCAGATAAATGCACGAATACGCTTACCTCTGTACAGAAAGACAATATCATAGTGGAATGCTGTATTGATATCCGTTTCTCCACTGAACGGAGTGAAGATGTGAAAGATAATATGCCAATCAATGTTGGAAATGTAAATCCGTCTGGACATGGAATGAATGGTACGGTTTACGACGCAGATGGTGTTTCTCCGACATTAACGACGAACAAAGGAGAAGGTGTAAAAATTCGCATTAAATCACCTGCGCCCTTACACCAGACAATTATCTATGATGATTACAATAGGAGGATCAAGTCAGATCAGACTTGCATAGGAACAGTTATGCCAAATTTCAAGAATGACGCTCCTGGCAATGGGACTAAGTTGATTGAGGTAAATCCTACACCAGAGGATAAAATCACAATGCTTGGCGGCTTGCAAAAGCACCAGACTCCGAGAGACGATGGTATTTGCCCATGTGTAAATAGTGCTGCTGGTATGGGCGGCGGACAAACACCTATCGCAATGCGCCCAGGTTTTCGGGTAAGGAAACTTACACCAAAAGAGTGCTGGCGTTTAATGGGTTTTGATGATGAGGATTTTGAGAAAGCACGCGATGCTATGAACGATAACATCTATAATGGTAATGATCGTTCCAGTTCGCAGCTTTACAAGCAGGCCGGTAATAGTATCGTCGTAGATGTTCTTCAGCATATCATGGAAAACCTATATGACGCTATGCCATATTTGTTTGACGATATGTCTGTTGGATCATTCTTTAGTGGTATTGGTGCATTTGAAAAAGCGCTGACACGACTTGATGAAAAGAAGAGTGAAAATATTCAGCATGGTTCTTCCGCTGAGCTTACACAGGTTGGATATATCAACGATTATAATGGAGACGCAAATCGTGTATATGATGGCGCTGCTATTGCCCGTGCCTTGAAAGCCGAGGCGGGTGGGGGCGGAGCAAAGACCGGATGGTACAAAGTGTGATGCTCTGTGAAGACATATATGATTGAGAAAGTCAGAATTAAGCAAGCCACAAAGCAAGGTTTTATTGAGTGCGTTGTGGGGGGGGGCTGTTGATCTCTCTTATCCAAACTCAAAAACGAGGCGTGGTCGTGTACAAGAGGGCGGAACGATTTGCCCGACAATTACAGCGCAGAATACTGGTATCTGCCTTATAGAAAAAGCAGGTTATTCCCACAAATCCACTTGGCAGATAGAGTCAAGCGTGTTATTATATAGAGGAAATAGCTAAACAATATCGGAATGGCATGTAGCCATCCGTTTGGTTCTTTCAAAGGAATTAGCAAAATAATTTATTAAAGGAGTTCAGTTTATGGAAAAGCGAATGGTTTCTTATCCGTATCCGAATCAGAACATCGTTGGTAGCATTTTGGATGATGTGTTGCGTTCTGTCAGCGCTGCGAGTGTTCCCGCGAATCGTCCTACTGCTATGACGGCGGTTCACCAGCCGGCACAGATCATCTTTAATCCTCCTGCTACGATTGTGTATTGGAGAGACGGTACTAAGACGGTTGTGCGTTTCGATAACGACGAGTTCTCTGAGGAATTCGGTTTTGCAATGGCCTGTATGCGCAAGATCTTCGGTACTCGAAATGCGTTTAAGGCACAGTTCAAGAACGCATACCGTCCTTATCTGAAGAAGAAAAAGGAGAAGCATACCGATAGCTGTGAAATCAAGAATCCCGATGCTCCCATCTCTTTGGATAAGATGCTGCGTGATTTTGCTGGAGATGACAGCGTTGGTGTCGCTATTGGATTTAAGCCCAAGGAGTAATCCATATTTCGTATGTGTGGAGTGCGGTTGTGTGTTTCAAGAGCCAAAGCATTATATCGAAACGCATGGACTCGACACTCCACCATATGAGCATTTTACAGTCTGTCCTCATTGTGGTGGAGCGTTTGTAGAGGCACATCGCTGTGACTGTTGTGGTGAATTTATCACTGCTGATTATATCGTGGTTCAAGATGGAAAACGCTATTGCGAAGAGTGTTATTCTATTCGGAACATTGAGGATGACTTAGCTGCATAAATGGAGGTTTTAATTTGATTAGCGATAAACTGGGACAATCATTGAAAGATGAATTTCTTTCGATTTGTAAGAAAGATATTTGTCGAGACGGAATTGAAGAACTATTAGGCTGGGTAGAAGAAAGTGACTTCTTTTATGCCCCAGCAAGCACAAGATTCCACGGCAATTACAAATATGGTCTGTTAGAGCATTCTTTGAATGTTTACAAAGCCTTAAAGGAACTTGTTAAGCAACACGGCGATATTGAAGTATCCGATGAAACACTTGCAATTTCCACACTATTTCACGACATTTGTAAAGCAAACCTATATGTCGTAGGAAGCAAGAATGTTAAGGATGAGCAGACAGGTCAATGGCACAAGGAAGCAATTTATAAGCATGATGACCAGTTCCCTGTCGGTCATGGCGAAAAGTCTGTGATTATTTTGCTTCGACATATGGCTCTCACGGACGATGAAATTTATGCGATTCGCTTCCATATGGGCGGATTTGATTCCGCCGTTAAAGGCGGAGATGGAAGTATCAGCAAAGCTTATGAGCTTTGCCCGCTTGCGGTGTTACTCCATCTTGCAGATATGACCGCAAGTTATCTTATGGAGGATCATAATGCCTGATGAAGCAAATTTGAATCTGGTGCAGAAACTTGCAAAGATCCGAGAAATGGTGGAGGTTCTTCGCAAGAATAAATCCGGATTTAACTACAAGTATGTTACGGAAGATGAGATTCTGGCGCGTGTTGCTGCTGGTATGAAGAAATATGGTGTGTCGTTGCAGCCGAGCATTGTTCCTGGCACACTTTCTGTAACGCCTGTCAGTTATACAAAAACAAAGAATACAAAGTCTGGCGATCAGCTCAAAGAGGAAATCAACGAAACGCTTGTTCATGCAGAACTTACTTTTACTTGGGTGAACTGCGATGATGTAAATGATACTCTCGTTGTTCCGTGGGCATTGGTTGGACAGCAGGGCGACGCAAGCCAAGCTTTTGGTAGCGGCCTAACATATGCAAATCGTTATTTTATGCTGAAATTCTTCCAAATCGCAACACCAGACGATGATCCAGATAATTGGCGGAGCAAGAAGGAAGAGGCTGAACAGGAAGCTGAAATGGCTATTGTTCGTCCAATCATCACAAAGATTGATGATCATGTCAAAGCATATCTGAATGCAAACGAAAATGAAGCCAGTGCGAGAAAGGCGCTTATTGAGGTCGTTAAAAAGTATGTCAAAGATGGTAATAAGCCAACTGCCGACTATATGAACTACCTCACAGATCCTACGGTCGCAGGAGAGCTTCTTGAAGAGCTTCAAAAGCAATTTCCAATTGAGGCAAAGAAAAAGTCAGTAGCAAAGAAAGAAGGTAATGCGTAATGGGATTTCGTGAAGGTGCATTTGCTACGGTTTGGGAAATCACAAATCAGGGAGACAGCTTCTCTAAGGTAAGGGTATCTACAAGCCGTAAAGATAAGAAGACTGATGAATATGTGACGGACTTTAACGGATTCGTCAGTCTGATTGGTGAGGCAAACAAAAAGTTAGGTCTCATTGAGCGTTCTTTGGATGAAGATGGTCGGTGCAGAATCAGACTTGGCGCTTGCGATGTCTCTAATCGCTATGATAAGGACGCAGGCCGTGAGTTTGTAAACTATACGCTGTTCGATTTCGAGATGCCTGACGGCAGCGGATCTGACGCTGCAGAAGCCCCTAAGGAAAAGAAGACTCCAAAGGGCGGAAAAAAGCAGAAAGCAAAACCGTCTGCTCTAACCGAAGAAGAGTCTGATGAAGACGGGGATCTCCCGTTTTAAGTCGTTTCGATAAATGCGGTGATGCGCTATTCGATACGATTTAATCATCGAAGATATGACTTGGAGTTATTCAAGAGTAGCATCATTTGATGATTGCCCATATAAATGGTTTCTTTCCTATTTGTATCGGGATGAAAATGGACATCCACTGAAAAAGAAAAGCGGCTTTTTTGCAGAATTCGGAAGCTACATGCACATGATTTTGCAGATGTACTTGTGTGGGCTGCTGGAAAAAGAGCGATTGTCTACTTACTATGTAGCCCACTTCAAGGAAAATGTTTTTTCAAAAGCCCCAAACTCCAAGATCTATATGAACTACTTTCAGCAAGGCTTTCATTATCTTGATAACTTTTCATTTCCGTTAAGAACCATTGTTGGTGTCGAAGAAAAAGTTGATTTTATGTTTGCAGGCAGAATATTTACCGGATTCGTTGATCTCATTAGCGAAAACGGAAAGCTGGTTGTGACAGACCATAAATCAAGAACTTTGAAACCTCGCTCAAAGCGGTCAAAGCCAACAAAGCACGATGCGGAATTGGACGAATATCTACGCCAGCTATATGTTTATTCCGCAGCAATCAAAGAAAAATATGGTCGCTATCCAGATACATTAGAGTTTAATTGTTTCCGCTCTCAAACCATGATTCAAGAGCCGTTCGAGTTAAAAAGGCTTTATACAGTTGAGGATTGGGTGAGTAAAACAATAGATTCTATTGCCACCAACGATAAGTGGAACGCAAAACCAGATTATTGGAGGTGTAATTATCTATGTGATGTTTGTGATCATTGCGAATATAAAGGATTGATTTGATAGGGGTGATTCGCGCTGCAAATTGATCGTGATGTAATTCTTGAAGCGAAAGAAAAACTTGGCGATGAAAATGCAAGGATTATCGCTCAGGAATTGGATATTCAAGATTTCGATGAGCAGAATTTACGGTGCTGCTGCCCATTTCACCAAGAGGATCACGCATCGTTCATATATAACCGAAAAACCTTTTCATTCCATTGCTTTGGTGCGTGTGCAAGAAATTACGATATCCTTGATGTGTTTATTTACAAGGGTATGACCTACCTTCAGGCTTGCCAAAAGCTGTTTGAACTGGCTGGCATCAGATACAGCTTTGGCGAGCTTGGAGTCCACACTAAGCATCAATATAAGTATCCGAAAGAAATACCGATTGGAGATAAGTCGAAAATCTATGGATACTTCAAAAAGCGCCGTATTAGTCCGAGTACATTGGACTATGCAGATGTGCGACAGGATGAAGAAGGAAATATCGTTTGGAACTATTACGACACCAACGACGTTCTAACGATGGTTAAGTATCGCCCCTCTCGCAAGGTGCGTAAAGGCGAAAATAAATGTTGGTGTCAAAAAGGCGCTGATACTTGCAATCTGCTGTTCAATATGAACCGTGTAAATGTCAATTCTCCGCTGCTAATCTGCGAAGGAGAACCTGATTGCTTATCTGCTATTGAAGCTGGATTTAGTAATGCCGTTTCTGTTCCGCTTGGAAGCACAAACTTTCACTGGATTGAAGAAAATTGGGATTGGCTGGAGCAGTTTGATAACATCATTATCTGCTCCGATAATGACGAGGCCGGCTATAAGATGCAGAAAGAGGTTGTGTATCGGCTTGGAAGCTGGAGAACACGGGTTGTTGAAGTACCGCAGGTTTTTGAAACTGATGACGGTCGAAAATTTCCCGTAAACGATTTGAACGAAGCCCTTTATTATTTTGGTAAAGAGCGAGTGCTTGACTTAATCTTAAATGCTAAGGATAGCCCTGTTCCTGGCGTAATTGATTTCTCTGATATTCAGGATATTGATATCGACCAGATTGATGGTATTCGCACAGGGATTAAGACGCTTGATCGGTATTTGATGAAGATTTTCCTCGGTACATTAAATATCATCACTGGTATTAACGGTGCTGGTAAAAGCTCGTTCATCAATCAGCTCATCATTCAGTCGTTAGAAGAAGAGAAAAATGTCTTTTTGTTCTCTGGTGAGCTTCCTAATTTTCAAACTAAGAATTGGCTTAATTCCGTGATTGCAGGTCAACGATATATCGACGAAAAGCATTCAGGAGAAGCCGTTTATTATAAGGTTCGTCCAGAAGCAAAACGCTCCATTGATAACTTTTATCGTGGTCGGCTGCATATCTACGAAGATGGTCAGCCAAATACAAAAACTGCATTGATGACAACGATTGAAGATGCAGTTCGCAAGTATGGTGTAAAGCTTGTAATTCTGGATAACCTGACCGCAATCAACTTGGAATGCAGCGACGATAACAAATATAACAAGCAAAGTGAATTTGTTATGGAGCTTATTGCATTTGCAAAGAAGTTCAATGTTGCTATTGTGCTGGTTGTTCATCCTCATAAGATTGACACCATGCGCCGTCTTACAAAGATGGATGTCCAAGGTATTTCCGCAATCATTGATCTTGCTCACCGAATCATTAGTCTGTATCGCGTACAGGAAAAAGATAAAAAGGGTGAGCCAAAGCTAAATGGTAGCGGTTGGAAAGTACCGCCGATTAAAGATGATGTCCTTATTGACATTCTTAAAGATCGAATGCTTGGTTACGAAGGTCGTAGCGTTGGAGTGTTTTATGATACTCCATCCAGACGATTTTTCTTAAATGAAGAAGATCTTGATAGAAAGTATTCATGGGACACAAAGACGCACACAGGATCTTTGCCATATCCTCCGCCTCAAATGATTGATGAGGAAGAAGAGGTGTTTGGTTCAGTTAGTTAGGAGGTGTGAGCGATTTCAGATAAAAATTATACCGCATATCATGTGCATACTGAATTATCGCTGTTGGATAGCTGCACTAATTACAAGCTGTATGTCGATAAGGCTGTTGAGCTTGGACAGAAAGCTCTTGCTTTCACAGAGCATGGCAATATCTATCAGTGGGTAGAGAAAAAGATGTATTGCGATGCCAAAGGGATTAAGTATCTGCATGGCATTGAATGCTATCTTACGGAGACGCATGAGCCAAATCCTGAAACGGGATCAAAGGTTCGTGACAACTACCATACAATTCTGATTGCAAAAAACTATGCGGGCGTTCTTGAGTTGAATAAGCTTGTGAGCATTTCAACAACAGATTCTCACACCTACTACAAGCCACGAATTTCATTTGATGAATTTCTTGGGACTTCAAAAAACATCATCAAAATCAGCGCTTGTCTTGCTTCTCCGCTGAATAAGCTTCCGTTCTCTCATAAACGATATATGGAGCTGGCACGGCATTATGATTATTTTGAGATCCAGCCGCATGATTTCCAAGAACAAAAGGATTTCAATTTGCATCTTGCTCAGCTATCCAGAGAACTTGGCAAGCCGCTGATTGCCGGCACAGATACGCACAGTATTGATAAATACAAGGCTGAGTGCAGAAGCATTCTTCTTGCTGCAAAGCATATCGAATATAGCGACGAAGACAGTTTTGACCTGACTTATAAGAGCTATGATGAACTGGTTGAGATGTTCAGAAAGCAAAATGCTCTTCCAGAAAGTCTATATCTTGAGGCAATCGAAAACACAAATCGTATGGCTGATTCTGTCGAAAGCTTTGATCTGGACTTATCTTTTAAGTATCCAAAGCTTTATGGTAGTAGAGACAAGGAAGTATTTGTAGAGCGAATTAAGAGCGGTCTTGAAGCCAAGCTTTTATCTGGTGCTATTTCAAAAGAGCAGCTTCCAAACTTCAAATCGGCTATTGCTGAAGAATGCCGAGTATTTGACAAAATCGACATGTCTGGATTCATGCTGTTCATGTCGGAGCTTGTTACGTGGTGCAAGTCAAACGGTATTCCTGTTGGGTTCAATCGTGGCTCATGTGGCGGATCTCGTGTGGCCTACGTTACAGATATTACCGACTTAAATCCGGAGACATGGCATACGGTATTCTCTCGTTTCTGTAATGAAGATCGCAAGGAAATCGGTGATATTGATATTGATGTTTCTCCGTCTGACCGAGATCGAGTGTATGAGTACATTATCAATCGCTTTGGACAGGATAAAACCGCATTTATTCTTGCTGTTGGCACGATTAAGTCCAAGGGTTGCATTGATGAGATTTGCCGTGCGCTTGGTGTCAGGTGGAACAAAGAGCATCAGCACGATTTGAAAGACCTGAAAGCGGTACTTAAATCGCTGAAAGATCTAAATGTCGAAATTGTATTTGGTGATGCAAGAGATGGCAATGCGACATATTACTTTGATAAGGAAAATGGGAATCAACTTATTTTCCAGAGCAGATTGAGTAATACGCCGAGATCGGAGCTAATCAAGTATTATACCAAGGAGTACGACCGGCTAAAGGCAGAAAACGAACGGATTTTTGAAAAGAATCCGTGGACTGGAAAAATCAATAGCGTTATCAAGCAAGAGTTTGAAGCTGATCCGGAAGCAGCAAGAAAAAAGTATTCCGATGTGTTTTATTACTATGATGGTCTTCTCGATACTGCAATTTCTCAGTCAATGCACCCAGCGGGTATTGTAGCAAGTCCTATCACCCTGGCAGATCATTACGGCACATTTGAAGATGCAGATGGTCATGTGTTACTTCAGATTGATATGGAGTGTGTGCATGAAGTAAGCCTTGTTAAATACGATATTCTTGGTTTGAAAAATATTGAGATTATCAAGGATGCGTATGACTTAATTGGAATTCCCTATCCAAAGTCACATGAAATTAACTGGTCTGACGAAGCTGTATGGAAAGATATGCTTCGCTCGCCTGTCGGGGTATTCCAGTTTGAAGGAGATTTTGCACATTCCATGCTGAGACAGTATGTTCCTCACAGCATCTTTGATATGTCACTGATTACCGCAGCATTAAGACCGTCTGGTGCTTCCTATCGTGATGATTTGATGCAGCATAAGCCACACAAGAACCCGTCAGCAATTATCGACGATCTTCTGAAAGATAATAACGGATATCTGATTTATCAGGAGGATGTTATTAAGTTTTTGCAACAGATTTGCGGCTTTTCCGGTTCTGATGCAGATAACACGCGCCGCGCCATTGGGCGTAAGGATGAAGAGCGTTTGAAAAAAGCACTTCCTCAAATCCTTGAGGGATATTGTGAAAAGTCAACGCAGCCGCGCAACATCGCAGAGCAGGAAGCAAAAGAATTCTTGCAAATCATTGAAGACGCATCCAGCTATATGTTTGGATATAATCATTCGATTGGATATTGTATGATTGGCTATTTGTGTGCTTATCTCCGTTATTATTATCCGTTTGAATTCATCACTGCGTATTTGAACAATGCAAATAACGAAGATGATATTAAAAACGGAAGTGCGCTTGCTGAACTGTACGGGATTCAGATTGTTCCGCCGAGATTCGGTTTGTCGAAAGACAAGTATCTGTTTGATAAGAAGTCTCAGGTAATTGCTAAAGGCATTGAGTCTATCAAATACATGAACAGTGCTGTGGCGAATGAGTTGTATGAAATTTCTCAAAAGCATAAGCCAAATACTTTCATGGAACTGTTGTGTCTAATGGCGGTGGAAAGCTCGTTGGATACAAGGCAAAGAGATATCCTTATCAAGATTGACTACTTTAGAGACTTTGGTAATATTCCAGAGCTGAGTAGAATCGTAAGTTTCTTCTCGTTCTTCAAAAATGGCACGGCGAAACGAGTCCAAAAAGATAAGCTGAGCGAAGAGATGATTGAACTGGTTTCTCAGTATGGCACAGATAAAAACAAAGACGGCACATCTGGTAAGTCGTTTGTAATTACGGATATTGGCGGTTTACTTGTGGCCTGTGAGAAAGCCGTGAAATCACTTAATCTTCCCGATGTTGATTTGAAGAATAAAATTCAGACACAGCTTGAGCTTATGGGGTATATTGATCTGACAACAAAGAAACCAGAGGATCGTCGCAAGCTTCTAATTACGGATGTATTTCCTCTTGTAAGTAAAAAGGATAATAACATCTGGGGGTACGCAGTTCAAACAAGATCAATCGGTAGTGGTAAAGCTGCACGACTTACTATTCGTAGCTACCGATATAAAAAGAATCCTATTAAGAGATTCGATATTATTCAGGCAAAAGAGTTAGAAAAAAACAAGAGTGGGTATTGGTATTTGCTCGATTACGAACTAATTGCCTAAACAAGAAAGGACGTAACGAACATGTGTGGTAAACACTTGGCAAAACGCAAAGAAAATCGCGCATCGCTGGTTGTTGCGCTTGTGGTCTGTATCATTGTGGCTGCTATTGTAGCAGAAGTAATAAGCTATTCTCAGGATGCAAAAGCATGTGAGCTTTATGATTCGTACAGTTATCCAGTAACTACATCATGCGTAATTCCGTCGAAAGAAATCGTTGTAAACGATACGACAAAACTTGATGTCGAGGCCGAGAGCATTGATTATGTCGATACCGAATTTGTAAATCCGGTTGTAAGTGAACCAGAACCAGTAGTCGAACCAGAGCCGCCATATTCAGAGGAAGATCTTGATTTACTTGCGAGATTGATAACGGCAGAAATGGGAAGCGAATGGGTTCCGGATGAGGTTCAACTATATGTCGGCAGCGTACCACTCAACAGAATGAAGAGCGATGCTTTCCCAGGCGAGACATTATATGATGTGATTTACCAAGAAGGTCAATACTCACCAACTTGGACTGGTGCTATTAACAACACGCCAGATGAACGTACGATTGAAAATGCCAAGAAGCTTCTGACAAATGGTAGCGTTTTGCCAGAAAATGTTGTGTTCCAAGCAAATTTTAAGCAAGGCGATGGTGTTTACTACGAATACTATGATGAGATTCTTGGCACAACCACTTATTTTTGCTACTTAGGAAATAGTTAAACAATCGGAGGAATGAGACTTGAAGATTGTAAAACCAAATGCTGAACTTATGCTTGTCCCGTATAACGATGATCTTTTTGCACTAAAGCATTTAGAGTCAGTCGGAAGAACATGCTATAAGAGCGAAAACAATATTACCGATGATTCATGTATCAATTTCGTTTCCGGAATTATTAAGCGTGGACATGAAGCTGTTATTGAACACTATTCTTTCATCTATGAGCTGAACGATATAAGTTTAGATAGTCTTGAGTTTTTAATTAAAAACTTGTCAGATGAGGGGTTCAACAGTTTTCTTCGTATTACATATGATAAACGCCCAATTGTTTCTGGGAATGTGAGAGCGTGGAGAGAGCTTTTGAAATGGGCAACAGAGTTAGGATACTGCATTCCAGGATATATGAAGTCATTTGTGTATGCTTATCCTTTGTTTTTTCCAGAATATCAAAACGCATTGTTCTCAACAGAGGTAGATGAGGATTATGTGTTTACACCATTGAGTGTAGCAAACTTGCATGGCGATGTTGAATTGCTGACGCATGTTGACATCACAGCTCGTCTTACAAACGACCGTGGCGTGTCTCATGAGGAAGTCCGCCATCGTCCAGCGAGTTTTGCACAGGAAAGTACACGATACTGCAATTACTCTAAGGACAAATTTGATAGTGCGATTTCCTATATTGATCTTCTGGGTGGCATGGAACTCGATAGCAAGACCAAAAGTATGTCTGCGAATGAAAAGTCCGCAATTTATGATGAGTGGGTGTTGGCCTGTGAGGATGCAGAGCGTCACTATTTCAGAATGCTTGAACTTGGAGCAACACCGCAAATCGCTCGTTCCGTGCTAAATAACTCTACGAAAACAGAAATTTGCATTACGATGAACCTTGCCGAATGGAAACACTTCTTCACCTTGCGACTCTCGCCGGCAGCGCATCCGCAAATGCGTGAGGTAGCATATATGCTGCTTGATCGGTTTGATGCGGAGCTTCCTCACTATCACAAGTATGTGGGGGTACGCGAATGAAAGTGATTTGTATTTCTGGTAAAGCGCAGCACGGGAAAGATACATCTGCAAATTTACTTCGTGAGGAATTAGTTAATCAATGCCAAAGCGTACTTGTAACGCACTATGCCGATTTGCTGAAGTATATCTGCCGTAACTTCTTTGATTGGGACGGAAAGAAAGATGATGCTGGTCGCAAGCTTTTACAGTATGTGGGGACAGATGTGGTTCGTCAGAAGCGTCCGGATTTCTGGGTGAGTTTCCTTGTCAATGTACTCGATTTGTTCCCAGACGAATGGGACTATATCTTAATTCCAGATTGTCGTTTTCCAAACGAAATTGAAGCTATGAAAAGCGCCGGCTTTGATGTAACACACCTACGAATTGTACGGCCAAATTTTGATAGTCCACTTACGGCAGAGCAGCAGCAACATCCGTCAGAAACAGCGCTTGATAGCTACCATGCAGATTATGTGATTTGCAATGATGGCACAATCTCAGATCTAAAACACAAACTATCAAATTGGCTTGGAGGTGAACAACATTAAGCGTTTGACAATTCTTATTGATATGGACGATGTGTTAGAAAACCTTGTTGAATGTTGGGTTGCTGAGCTGAACCGAAAGCACGGAACAACTGTTCGGCCAGAAGATATTACAAACTGGCTGATTGGTGAATTCTTCCCATCTCTTACAAAGGAAGAGCTGTTTGCGCCTTTGAACGATCCTGCATTCTGGGGAAATCTTTCTCCTATGCCATTTGCGCAGGATGTTGTTTGCCGGTTGATTGACGATGGGCATTTGGTTCGGGTTGTAACTTCGTCTTACTACAATACCGTCCCGCCAAAGATGGCATGGCTATTTAAGCATTATCCATACCTATGTTGGAAAGATGTCATTATTGCGCATGATAAGAAACTTATTAACGGCGATGTCTTGATTGATGACGGCGTACACAATCTTGAAAACGCAAAATACAAAAAGCTTCTTTTTGACCAGCTGCACAACAGAAGTTATAACGCAGAAGAAAATGGCATGATTCGTGTCCACGATTGGAACGAGATTTATCGTGCTATTTGTGAGATCGCAGGAGGCGAAGAATGATTACAGAAATTCGGAAAAGAGACGGTCGTGTTGAACCGTTTGATGCAAGTAAAATTGCCAATGCAATTACAAAAGCGATGGTATCTGTTGATGAAGTTGATGGCGATGTAGCTTTGCGTGTTACAAGCAAAATCTCAAATTCTAACCTCTCTGGCGTTGTTGATGTTGAGCAGATTCAGGATATGGTTGAGGATGGCTTGATGGGAAGTCGCTGTAAGAAAACCGCGAAAGCTTATATCAAGTATCGTGAGAAGCGCAATCAGGAGCGCCAGAAGAACAACGAATTGAATAAGCAAATCGAAGATATTCTCTTGTGCAACAATGTCCAAAACCAGAATGCAAATGTTGATGAGCATTCATTTGGTGGCAGAAAGTTTGAGAGCGCAAATGTACTCCACAAAAATATCGCAATGAATGTGTTTGTACGACCTGAGGTTGCACAGGCGCATAGAGAGTCAAGAATCTATCTGCACGATCTGTCAGAGTATGATATCGGAGACCATAACTGCCTATTTGCAGATCTTGGACGGCTGCTCCATAACGGATTTGCAACAAGAAACGGTGATGTTCGCCCAGCGAACAGCTTTTCTACGGCTTGCCAGCTTATCGCCGTTATCTTTCAGATTCAGAGTCAGGTTCAGTTTGGCGGAGTTGCATCTTGCCATATCGACTATGACCTTGCCCCGTTTGTAAAAAAGAGTTTTGTCAAAAAGTATGTCATGGCTCTTGTAAAAACAAGCGAAGAATTTGTAGAAACTGACTTCTCTATTATGACAGATGAAGAGCTTGACGATTTTATTAAGAAGATTAAGCCTGTAATTTTAGAGCGTGTCGGTTTGTCTGAAAGCGATATTTACATCGACAACAAAGCGCACCTTGATCCTATTATATATAATCAAGCGTATTTCGACTTGATGTGTGAGGGCAAGCAGTCTGCGCAAAGTCTGTATCACAATCTGAACACGCTGGAAAGCCGCGCTGGATCTCAGATTCCGTTTACATCCATCAATTTTGGCACGGACACATCGACGGAGGGCAAGCTTGTTTCAAAGTGGCTTATGGCTGCAAGTCTTGATGGTATTGGAAAATATCATCTCACGCCAATCTTCCCAATCAGCATCTTCAAATATAAGAACGGCGTAAATGCTCACAATGGCGATCCGAACTATGATATCAAAAAGCTTGCTATTAAGTCACTGAGCAGAAGAATTTATCCCAATATTGTCAACTGCAATTTCTCTGGGAACATCGAAGAGCCTGGCAATCCAGATACGGAGATGGCAACGATGGGCTGCAGAACGATGATGGGATACGACAGAAATGGACTTGGATATTCTAAGCTTGGGCGCGGAAATGTTTGTCCGACTACAATCAATCTTCCGAAGCTTGGTATCAAACACGGTATTTGTCTTGGTGAGCGTGATGCCGCTGATTTAGACGGATTCTGGGAAGAGCTTGATGAGGTGCTGCATCTTACAGAAATGTCTCTTGTAGACCGATTCTATCATGTGTGCAAACAGTCTGTTGCCTCTGCGAAGTTTATGTACGGCAATGGAACGATTGCAGATTATGATAAGGCTTCTTATAAAGGCATTTATGAAGCAATGAAGCATGGAACTCTCGCCGTTGGCTATATCGGTATTGCAGAGATGTGTCAGGCGCTTTTTGGAAAAGACCATTCCGAAGATGATGAGGTCTGGAAGTTTGCATTGAGTGTTGTGAAGCACATTTATGATTTTTGCGTAGAGGCAAGCGATAAGCATGGGTTAAATTTCTCGTGTTATGCTACGCCGGCAGAAAATCTGTGCCGTACTTATGCAACTGCTTTGAAAAAAGAGTTTGGTGTAATTCCGAAAGTGACAGATCGTGAGTATATCACCAATTCTCACCATGTTCCTGTTTGGCAAAAGGTATCTATTTACAGAAAGCTTGAATTGGAAGCTCCGTTCTGCAAGTATCCAACTGGCGGCTGCATTACCTATATCGAACTGGAAAGTTCGATTATGAAGAACGAGAAAGCTGTTGAGGATATCATTGACTACGCTATGTCGCTTGACATTCCGTATCTTGCATTCAATTTCCCGATTGACTCATGCCTAAAGTGTGGGTATCAGGGCGAGATCGGATATAACTGTCCTAAGTGTGGCAATACGGAAATTCAGCGTCTTCGTCGAGTTACCGGATATCTTACAACGGATTACCGTAATTTCAATGCTGGAAAGATCAAAGAATGCCTTGATCGAGTTAAGCACAGCAACTATACAGACTTCAATCAAATGAAGGATGATGCTGAGTGAATGTGTCTGGCATTAACTTTGAATCCATAGCGGATGGTGATGGTGTTCGGGTTGTGGTGTATGTCAGCGGTTGTTTGCACAACTGCAAGGGATGCCACAATCCAACGTCCCACTCTTTCACGGCTGGTAGACCTTTCACAGAAGAGCTACAGCGTGAGGTTATAGAGTACATCAAGAAAACGCCTTTTATTTCCGGATTAACATTAAGCGGCGGAGATCCTATGTATTCTGCAAGTGAGCTTGTGCCGTTTGTGACAGCTTTGAAAGAAGATATAAAAGATATCTCCGTGTGGATTTACTCAGGATTTAGTTACGAAAAAATACTGGAAGACAGTGAAATGCTAAGTCTTTTATCATTGTGTGATGTGCTTGTTGATGGAGAGTTCATTCTTGAGCAGAGAGATATGACGCTTTGCTATAAAGGAAGCTCAAACCAACGAATCATTGACATTCCCAAATCGCTCTCGTCTGGAGAGATTATTCTATGGAAAAGTGAGGTAGTCGCAGTTGAACAGAATTGCAAAGTTTGAAAAGGTAAGCAAGCAGCAGTTCGCAGAAGCTATGCTTAATACCTTTGGAAATATTTTTACAGCAAACATTGATGATGTGTCACTCCCCGTTCGTGCAACCTCTGGATCAGCAGGATATGATTTTGTCAGTCCGATTTCATTTGAACTTGCCGCTGGCGAGTCAATCAAAGTCCCAACTGGCATCCGTGTTAATATCCGAGAGGGCTGGTGGCTTGCTATTGTTCCTCGTAGCAGTCTTGGTTTTAAGTATCGAATGCAGCTTGATAATACTGTTGGTGTAGTCGATAGCGATTATTACCACTCAGATAACGAGGGACACATTTTCGTGAAAATTACAAATGACAGCCGTGATGGAAAGTCGCTTGTAGTAAATGCGGGTGATAAATTCGCGCAGGCCATTTTTCTCCCTTATGGCATTACATATGATGATGCAGCAAGCGGAATCAGAAATGGTGGTTTTGGATCTACGAATACTCCCCATGTAATTGAGTTTGGACAGGCAGAAAAGGTCGGCTAAATAGCGTGGAGTTGGACAGAGTTTACAATGTGGACTGTCTGATCGGCATGAGGGAGATTGCAGATGAATCTATTGATATGATCTTTTGCGATCTCCCTTATGGAGTAACTAAAAACAAGTGGGATTCTGTTATTCCGCCAGAATTGCTCTGGGAGCAGTACAAAAGAATCATTAAACCCAATGGTGCAATTCTTTTGTTCGGTCAAGATAAGTTCACGGCTAAGATGATGTTGTCAAATGAGAAATTACATCGTTACAACATCATTTGGCGTAAGGTTTTGAAAAGCGGATTTCTGAATGCAAATAGAATGCCGCTACGAGAACATGAAGATATCATGGTCTTTTATAAATCACAGCCAGTCTATAATCCGCAAATGGTGAAAGGTCAAAAGAATCATAGTAAGGGCAAAGCAAAGGGCGAAAATGCGGAAGATATTCTGAATAATCGTGTGTACGGTGCGTATAAGGTTGTAGAAACGACCGGAGACATGAAACATCCGTCTTCGATTTGGGAATTTCCAAAGCCTCATCCATCTGTTGCAATCAGTTCAACCGAAAAGCCTGTTGAGCTATGTAGGTATGCAATTCGTACCTTTACAAATCCTGGTGCAGTCGTTCTTGATAATTGCTGTGGCTGTGGCTCAATCCTGATTGCTGCAAAACTGGAATGCCGTCACTATATAGGTATGGATAATGGCGTTTGCGATAATAAAAAGAGTAAGTATTTTGGAATGCCTTGGGCTGATGTTGCAACACAGCGCTTGGCGGAAGTTGCGTGAGGTGCGATATGTACTATTGTGTTGGAAGATGCGGTTCTGAAATTCTTGTAGAGCATGGTCGTAATGGAGAGTGCGTAGCAACTTGTGGTTACTGCCGCTGTATGCAGGGCGATGAATGTTTTGAGCCAACGGAGCTTTGCGACGGATGTTCAATGTGCGAAAGAGAGGATCGCTATGCCTAATGAGGATTTGAACTTAGTTCCAGCAATCCGTGCGATTGAGGGGCAAATCAGTGAACTGAAAAATGAATATGTGAAAAAGATTACACCGTACAAAGAAAGCTTGGCGAAGCTCAAGGAGATTAACACGGCTTGCGAATCATGCTGTGGAACAGGAAAAGTGTTTAGGCGTTCATGCGCAGAAGACGAAGGAGACTACTATACATGCCCAGACTGTAAGGGATCTGGCAAATGTGTAAGTCATGTTTAAGCTTATAATTGCTGGCGGGCGTGATTTCAACAATTATGACGGTATGTCAAAATGTCTTGATCGTCTTCTGAAAAACATTAACGACAATATTGAAATTGTTTGTGGCATGGCTCGCGGCGCAGATCGACTTGGAGAACGCTATGCAAAAGAGCATGGCTATAAAGTAATTTATATGCCTGCTGATTGGGATTTGTATGGAAAATCTGCTGGCTTCAAACGAAATGTGCAGATGGCTGAGTATGCAGATGCGCTTGTTGCTTTCTGGGACGGAGTATCGTCCGGTACGAAACATATGATAGAAACCGCGCAAAAGATGGGACTTGATGTGCGCGTAAAAAAGTACCTAATGGTAAAGAGGAATTCCACATGAATGAACTTAAAAAGTATGAAGAACTGAAAAACAAGTTGCATGATGCGGTAAATGAACTATGTGTGTTATGCGGAAAATATCAGTTTGAGCATGTCGGTATGTGTGATGGGTGTAGATGGAAGCAAGAAAAACGAACATGGACGAAAGAGTAAATAATGGTATCTGCCCATTCGTCCGCTCTGGCGAATGCGATGTTCCTCCGTGTAATTCGTGCTTTTTATATCATATGAGTTGTCATGAAGATAAAAAGGAGCAGCAAGGAAATTGAAACGACCAGAAATCACAAAGCAATTATCAGAGCTGTTAGAAAAACACATTGATCCGCATAACGATCCGCGTGTGTATTGGGCAAAAGAAGTGACATTTGATTATGCCACAAGCAATACCGTGAGAGTTGACTACATGCTTTTTAAGCCAGTAAACAACTCCGTTTCTGGTATTGAAAAGGGAGATTTTTCTTGTTATGAGATTAAGTCCTCTGTCGATGATTTTTACTCGAAAAATGGACACAACTTTATTGGCGATAAAAACTACTATGTCATGCCAGAGAGTGTGTTTGAAAGTGTGAAAAATGAAATTCCTTATTTTGTTGGTGTCCTATGTCCGCGTCAGGTATTTAACGACAGCTCTGTATATCAACTTACCGTTGTAAAAAACGCAAAGAAACACGACCGTACAAAATCAGTCTCAGAAATGCTGTTAATGATGTGGCGCTCATCCAGACGCGAAATTGTTAAAGCAAGACGTATTAAAAAAGTGGAGGAAGTAATGAAAACTAATGTTTTAATTAAGAATCTCCGTGAAGCTGCAAGCAAATGGGATAGAGACAACCCAAATCCACCGACATTCTCAACGGTTTATTCTGCTGCTTTGCGTGACGCTGCAAGCAGATTAGAAGAGTATGAGAGGATTATTGCGGAGACACAGAAGCCAAACAATGTACTTAGTATTGAAGACCTTCAGCACATGAATGGACAACCGGTGTGGATTGAAGATATCCATGAATGGGCTATCGTTTCTGTTGATGAATGCGGATATTATGAAGGCATTCCATTTGCACGGGGACACTGCTTTAACTGGAATCTTAAAGACCGCGACCTGAAATGCTACAGGAAACCGCCGGCCAGTACCACACAGGAGGATAACTAATGGAGCGGCTGACTAACTAACAGCACAAACGAACCTGTTCATTGCAAGGATTGCCAGCACCTTATGTTTTCCGATTGCTACGGAGAATGTACAAAATGCCATTTAGGAATTGTGCGTCCAGATGATTCTTGCGAATTTGGCGAAAGGAGAGCCACAACACATGTCTGAAACCAGAAAGCTGTATATCGCAGACTGGCATTATGCACATGCAAACATTCTTGCGTTTGATAATCGCCCGTTTAAGACAGTAGAAGAAATGAATGAAGAGCTTGTTAAGCGTTGGAACGCTGCAGTCAATCCTGGCGATACGGTTTATGTGCTTGGTGATATGTTTTGGTGTATTTCCTCTCAGGCCGTACCAATTCTGCAAGCCTTGAACGGGCAGAAATTTCTTATCAAAGGAAATCATGATAGATCTAATGATGGTAAGTTCGTAAAAGAGTTTGCGAAAATTACAGAGTACCTTGAAGTAAATGATAATTTTAGAAACATCGTACTTTGCCATTATCCCATTCCGTGTTTCAAAAATCATTATTACGGCTGGTATCATCTGTATGGGCATGTACATAATTCGTTTGAGTATCAGATGATGGAGCATGACAAATATCTGATGCAGGAGCTATACGGAAAGCAGTGCCAAATGTTCAATGTAGGTGCAATGATGCCGTATATGGACTATACTCCACGGACTCTTGATGAAATTCTAAAAGGAGCGAGCTAAACAATATGGAGAAATTCTATGTAATAAAGCCTGAATGTGGATTTTACAAGCAGGTATTCGATTATTTAGAAAACGCGCAGATCGTAAACAAGCTGTTCAATCAGTTCTCTCATGACATGGAGATCGAATCCAATCTCTATTATGCCAGCAACGATACAGTGTCAATCGTACCGACAGCAAAGGACAAAGAGAAATTTGCAAATCAGTTCAAAAAATATGCTGATGGCGCGACAGGTCTGATGTTCTTCAAACAGAACAGTAGGGTTTATAAGGAATGGATCGCTTTATTGAAAAAGAATAACCTGAAAGTAAAGTCTCGTCCGCAGCCAGGATTCTATTTTGGAATTTGGGGCAAAGGGAGTTCTCGTTTATTTGAACACGATGGAAAGCTATACATGTCCTTAAACTATAATCAAGATTTTGAAGATCCGCAGGATTGCGAGCCTATTCTCGGCAGCGAGTTTTACAAAGTATTAGAAGAACTTGAACATAACAAAAAGAAGTGATGAGGTGAAATATGAACACAGGAGTAATGTTCTCATCGAAGTCTATGAATTGGGCAACGCCACAAGATTTCTTTGATAAACTCAACTCCGAGTTTCACTTTACCCTTGATCCGTGCGCAGACAGTGAAAACCATAAATGCGCTACATATTACACAGAGCGCGAAAATGGTCTTGCACAGTGCTGGGGGGGGGCAAACGGTCTTCTGTAACCCACCATACGGAAGAGCGATTAAGGATTGGGTAAAGAAATGCTCGGAAGAATCGTTAAAACCCAATACAACGGTTGTAATGCTGATTCCAGCGCGAACCGATACGAGTTATTTCCACGATTATATTTATCAAAAACCAAATGTCGAAATCCGGTTTATTCGCGGACGATTGAAATTCGGAGACGGAAAGAACTCCGCCCCATTCCCAAGCATGGTGGTTATATTCAAATCTAAAAAGGATGGAACATAATGGCTATCAAAGAAAATATGGACTTATACAGATGCGAAAAATGCAAAAAGCTTTATACATCTGAGTATGCTGCGAATATCTGTTGTAAGCAATATCATTGTAGAGTGTGTGGAAAAGAAACACCTCAGTATATGTTGATTTGCGATTCTTGCGCAGAGCGTGAACGCTTTGAAAAAGCAAGAAAAATGACTCTCGCAGAGTATTATGAAGAATTCCCAGCCAACATGCTCTATTACGGAGAAGAATTCTATGACGATATTGAATCTCTATTAGACAGCATTGATTGTGACTATGAGGATATTCCGAAATATGTATACGGTACAACAATGGAAAGCATGGAGATCGACGCAAATCAAATGCTACAGCAGGCAGAAGAGGATTCAGATGTCGATGATTTTTATTTTGATGATGCTGGCGCTAAAGAACTAAGAGAGTTTGTTAAACAGTGGAACGCAAAGTACGCTAAAAGCTATTACTCGTGGAACGACAAGGTAGTTGTTATGCTTCCTCCAGAACACCAAAAGGAGCGTGTCAATGATTAAAACGGTAGTTGGAGATATTCTTGACGCAACGGAAGAAATCATTTGTCATCAGGTGAATTGTCGAGGCGTAATGGGAGCTGGTGTAGCTAAAACACTTTGTACTCGTTGGCCTATCATCAAGAAGACATACATCCGATATTGCAGAAGATTTGAAAATCAAAATGAGCTTCTTGGTCATGTTCTTTTCGTAGAGGTTGAGCCAAATAAGACTGTTCTGAATATCTTTGGGCAACTCGATTATGGTAGAGACAAATACCGCAAGTACACAGACTATGTTGCTCTCACAAAAGCATTTGATGAGATCCGCAATAAGTATCACAACAAATCACTCGCATTCCCATATGGGTTTGGCTGCGGATTAGCAAATGGTGACTGGAATATTGTTGAAAATATGCTCAACACATACTTTGGTGATATGAACGTTACTATTTACAGGCTTTCAGCAAGGAGCGATGAGGTATGAAACTATACTTTCGCAATAGCAGAGCTAAGTTCCGTCCTATCGCCAATATTGACGGCAGAAAGCCAGACAAAGAGATTGCCAAACAGATAGTTGCAAAAATCAATGAATTTTGTAGCGAACGAAATTTCAAAATTTATTACACGAGGATATGGCACGAGGAATGCAAAGGAAAGCAAATGACAAAATTTGATGTAGGAAGCCACACGGAATTTTTCTATTTTGAAAAAGCTCTTCCGTTCGCAGCATTTCAAGGAGACAAATAAATGAAAGTATTGCTTATTCCAGACTGGCAAGGATGTACGATCATTACGGACAATGGGTACTGTACGATCCAGGGCTTGCCAAATGACATTGTAGATAAGGTGTTTGTATCCGAAATCCCTATTAGTAATGGGATCGGGCTGATCACTCCGCTTGTAAATGAGCTTACTATCATATCTGGTAGCGGCGCAGCAAGCCTGTATTGCAAATTGCTAAATGAACACCATATCGTCACAAAAGAGATTTTTAACACAAAGCCGTCCGTATTGCTGAAAGGAATCCGAAATGGATAGGCTAATTGCCATCGGAGACATTCACGGATGTCTCAACACACTAAAAGAGCTTCTGAAAAGTGTGGATTATAGCAGTCAGACAGATACATTAGTGTTTGTCGGTGACTACATAGATCGCGGAGCAAATAGCTGTGAGACGGTGGCGTTTCTTCGCAAGCTTCAGCAACAGGTAGGAAAAGATAATTGTATTTGTCTTCGCGGCAATCATGAACAAATGGCAATTGACGCATTTACAAGCGGAGATAATTCGCTTTGGTTTTACAACGGCGGATACTCGACCGTGTGTAGCTACGACAGAAATGGCGTAGATATCGAATCGGATATTGGTTGGTTTAAGACTCTTCCACTTGTGTATGACACACCAGAAATTATATTCTGTCATGCCGGTTTGTCAAAACCATTACTCAAAGATAATACAGCACATGATTTGATTTGGGGACGCGACTGGATTCGACATAACGACCACAGGCCACGGGAAAAGCAAGTAATTTTCGGGCATACACCAAGTAGAACTGGTGCTGCCTACACCGTAGCAACTGGCGATATTTGCATCGACTCAGCATGTGTTTATGGCGGAAAACTATGCGCCTTAGCAATCAACGAAGATGGGAACAGCAAACTATTCTATGCAGACAAGTCCGAAGAGGACGATGAAAACTTGCAAGGAATTAGTTAAACAGCATTTGGAGCGTGAATTGATGTTCAAAATTCTTATTTTCTATAAGAGCATTTCTGCGGTCAAAAACTACCTCGAAATGTTTAGGAATATGCCATTGATGATTTTTGAAGAAACTCGCAACGGCTTCACATTCAGTGGTGAAAAAATATGCGTGAAAGGTATCCGATGTGCCAAAATCTCAGATCAGCAACGTGGACATCTGGCGCATATTATCGCTGTGCAAGAAGAACTCACATGGGCTGAAGATTGGAACGAGGTTCGAGACTACATCGTTTACCACATGCTTCAAACACCGATTGATATTCAAATCTTTGATGGAGATTACCCAGATGAACAAGCAGCCTAAAGAAGAAAAGCCTAAGTATATTACGGATGAAAGCGGTACGCAGTTTTTCGTAGTTGGCAATACGAAAATCCGTGTAACAGAGCATTTTAATAGCAAGGGTAAACATATCAAAGATCTCGTAGAAAATGCCGTACAATACGCCGCAAATGCGGCTTAATACCGGTGACAACAGCTCGTACTTGTGATATAATTACGCGGTAAGCTTATCATAAGTGCGAGTTGTTTCACTACTAAAGGAGGTTGCTAAACAACGGTGAAACAACTGATTTATCGCGTCGCGCTCTATATGCGATTGAGCCGAGACGATGAGGATTACGGAGAAAGCGTTAGTATTGAAACCCAGCGCAAAATCATCACACAATTTGCTAATGAGCAGCACTTCATTATAGTTGACGAATACATTGATGACGGTTGGACTGGCACGAACTTTGATCGTCCAGCATTCCAACGCATGATGGAAGATGTCGAGTCCGGAAAGGTGAATTGCATTATTACCAAGGATCTCTCCCGCCTTGGTCGTGAGCATATCATGATGGACTACTATCTGGAATTTTACTTTCCAGAAAAGCGAATCCGCTATATTGCCGTCACAGAAAATGAAGATACGGAAAAGGGTTTGTCAGACTTCGTTCCGTTCAAGAACCTGTTCAATGAATGGTTCGCAAAAGATACGAGCCGTAAAGTCAAAGCTGCTTTCAAAGCAAAGTTTGCTGCTGGGGATCGTATTTGCGCATATGTTAAAATCGGATATAAGCGGCATCCAGAAATCAAAAACCGCATTGTGCCAGATGAAGAAACAAGGTGGATACCTGAGAAAATCTTCGATTTGGCTTATCACGGTGCTGGAGCTGCTAAAATTACAAGGACTCTAATTGCAGAAAAAGTTCCTACGCCGTCTTGGATCAACTACCAGAGATTCGGGACATTCGCTCATGTATATCAAAATGCCTCAGAAGAAAAACGGTACGCATGGACGGTTGCACAAGTTAAGTACATTTTGAAAGATGAAACCTATATTGGGAATACAGTTCACTATAAACAGACGAACATATCTTTCAAGAACAAGAAACGCATTCGCAATCCAGAAGATGAATGGTGGAGAATTGAAAACACTCACGAGGGATTGATCCCAAAGGAAATGTTTGCTTCTGTCCAAGAGCAGATTGCTACCAGACGTCGGATGCAGAAAGATCATACAACACAGATTTTCTCTGGGCTTGTCAAATGTGCTGATTGCGGATGGTCAATGCGTTTCGGTACGAATAGGCAAAACAAAAACCCATACAGTCACTATACATGTAGCAAGTATGGGCAAGTAGGAATCCATTGTTCTGCACACTACATCCGATACGATGTGCTGTATGCCTATGTGCTATCAAGAATTCAGTATTGGGCGGCGCAAGCCGTACAAGACGAAGACGCTCTTTTAGAAAGGCTTCTTCAAACAGGCAATGCAAAACAGAATGCCGAGCGAAAAAAGATCGCTGACGATTTGAAGAGGGCTGAAAAACGGCAAAAGGAATTGGATAACCTTTTCGCCAAGCTATATGAAGATCGAATTGCTGAAAGAATTACAGAGCGAAACTTCATTATGCTGTCTGCAAAATATCAGGAAGAGCAAAACGCTTTGGATGGCAAGATAGACCTACTTAATGGGCAAATCAGTGAAAATTCTGAGCGATATAGCAATATTGAAACTTGGGTGAAACTGATTAAGCAGTACGCATCTCCAACGGAATTAGATTCAATTTTACTCAATGCTCTTGTGGAAAAAATTACAGTCCACGAAGCAATCAAACACGAAGATGGAAGTCGAGAGCAAGAGGTCGAGATTTTCTATAAGTTTGTAGGAAAGATCGACTAAGAGACCAATATCTTTAAGTATGTGAATGGGGGGATT